TGAAACTACAGTAGAAACTGGAGACCCCGTTTTTTTATTATGATTATTTTGCATAATAAATTGTCCCTCCAAGGACAGTTAAGGTTAAAATTCTGATTTCATGCTTTTGCAATCATCAGCCAAGACACACATCTTGATATCAGAAATTCGATACGGAGGGGAGAAAAAATATTTACTGGTAAATAATTTTTCCCCCACACCAATTTGCGATTAAAACCTAGAGAAATCGATAGCAACTTTTTCGCCAAAAGGGAGTTCATCGCTATAGTAATTTTCTCCGCCACTTAACGCCCATATTACTGGGACATTAGGCTCAACTTCTTCAGAACAATATCCGTAAGCATCCGTAAAGTAGATAAACGCTATCACTTCATCCGTATTATCAGTATAGTCATTGAATAAGTTAAAAGGCGGGTCAAAATTAGTTCCACCGCCACCACGGGCAACGAGTTCCAACTCTTCACAATCTAAGTCGTACTCATCCCACCATTCGCCTTTAGAATTTTTGCGGACAGTAGTATCGCAATAGCAAACTCTAATTTTATTGATACCGCAATCTTCTGCAATGGCATTGATTTCAGTAGCAAAAACATTGAGTTCCTCTTGGCATACGCTTCCGCTTGTATCTATAGCAATCGCAAGTTCGCCACCTTGTGGCTCTTTGTCTTTGCTTGGCAAGTTAATCCCCCTCCAAGAATGTCTTTTATTCAATCTTGTCCATGTGGGGTTGGTAGCAATAGCACTTTGCAATAAGTCTCGCATCACATCTACCCAGTCAACATAACTTTCATTAAGTTGTTTCATGGCATCGCCAAAACCACCGCATCCCTCATCGCTCATACCTTCCAATTTGTCAGCCATGGCAATAGTTCTTTGCAACTGTTCTTGTAAGTCAGCCATTTCACTAGGAGATAATTCTTTGCCCTCATCATTCGTTGGCATCCATACTTCGCCACTTGGTAATTGAACATCAGCAAGTTTCTCTTCAAGAGACTTGCCTTTACCATTTCCATTAGCAGTATCGTTTGAGTCAGAACTAGAATCAGAATCAGAATTTGAATCTGAATCTGAATCTGAATCAGAATCAGAATCGCCAGTACCATTTTGAGAATCAGAATCAGAATCAGAATCAGAATCGCCATTATCAGATTTTGATTTTAAATCTTCAAGAGCATCGTTTAAAGCATCTTCATCATTCGATAAAGTTCTATAAACTTGCTCCGCACTTTGTCCGTGATACTTCCTATCAAGTAATCCCTCCTCGGGTAATTGCATATGTAAATCGTATGCTATCCAAGAGTTAATTACATAGTCAGTAGCTATGTTCCAAAGTTCGTGATTTCGATTTCCTTTTCTAAGCGGATGTTCCCAAATAACATGACTAGCTTCGTGTACCAATACCGCTTGGATTTCCTCATCTGTTATTGATTTAACAAATTCATCATTCCAATAAATATTAACGCCGTCAGTAGCCATTGTTTGGCATCGCTCATTGTTCTCAATCAAAGTAAGTTTTAATAACATGGTTGCCATTCCAACATTACCTTTCATAAGTTTTGCTCTAGCTTTTATTATTCGCTCTTCACTATTCATCATAATTAATCCCTCCAAGAATTTTATTTATGAGTTTCTGTTTCGACTGTTTTCAGTCATCATCAGTTAGGACTACATCCTAAGACAGAAGCGAAGAAAAAATATTTACTGGTAAATAGTTTTTTCCCCGCAACTCATCAGACTACTTTTTAGAATACATATTATCTAAAAATCCGCCTTTTAAATCATCGACACTCGAAGTTAAATCATCAGCCAACTGTTTTCTTTTGTTGGCTGTGTAATCATCATCTTCGCGAAGAGCATCGACATCATTAATTTTTGCAAAAACGCTAACTAAATTTTGATGTGCTTCCGTTATCTTTTTGTCATTCCCTAGAATGTCAGAATTGATACTTGGGAGCGTATCTAAAAATTGTCTCAACTTATCGAATGATGATTTCTTAAAGAAACCTCCACCTTTAGTTTTTGGGTCGTATGATTTTAGCTTGTCAGCTAAATGCTCAACACTTTCCAAAAGAGTTTCGACTGTTGTTCTAGTTATCGCTTCTACATTTTTGGTTGCCCTTTTTAATGCATCATTCTCAATCTTCTTGCGAAGTTTTTCAGATACACCAATACGAATATCGTTGCTACTAAATTGTGGGACTGTGCCAAGTTCAAAATCAAATTTAAACTTATGCTCAATCTCTTCTTTAGTAGGATAATCAGACAACTTAAATGCATTACCAAGAGCGTATTTATTTTGCTCGATTAAATTATCGTAGCTATCAAGAAATTGTTTAACTTCTTTATCAAAATCCGCCTTAGCTTCATTCACTTTATCAACAAGGTTATCCAGTTCTTGGTTAGGACATAATCTCCACCCGCTTAAAACTTTTCCCTCGTAGTCGCTAGTATTATCATCCCAAGGAACAGTTAAAGGATAAAAATAATTATTCCTAAACTGATTGATAATTCTACGAAAATATTTATTCGTTTCTTTACCAAAAATATACTTAGCGACATGAAGCGAATTTTCATGTGCATTTTGGTCTATTGCTAAACCCTCTTTTAAATTCTTATCTGATTTAATACCGCTTGGATGCTTCGTTGTAAGTCGCACCAAAGTAGCATTTTCAGATAGAGTATTTACATTATCTTTTTTCATAATACTTGACCCTCCAAGGTCGGTTTATGATTAATAATTCTAATTTCATAGTTTCCTAATCATCAGCCAAGACACACATCTTGATATTAGAATTAGCGGGAAAGGAATATTTACCAGTAAATAATAAATATTCCTTAACTCGCCATGTAAATTTAGATTTCTAAATCTTGGTTATCAACTTTGAATTTAGAATATACATCGCACTCTTTGAGTTCGTTTCTAAGTCCAGTAATTTTTCTAACAAAGAATATAGAAAATTCTACAGTCGAAAATTGCTTCACATAATTTAAAGCATTTTCAAAGTAGTCATATATGTTTTTGTCATCCGCTTGTGCAATCGCTGTAGTTAGAGCAATCGTAGTCGCATAACAAAGACCCGCTTCATCAATCAATTCTACTTCATCGCCTTTACATATTTTTGATATGTTTGGCACATCATTTTGAAGTGAAATAAAATTCATCAATTCAATGGCACACTCTTGACCAACATCGCCCTCGAAGAGTTTTTGTCTCAACTCTTTAGGCGGGTTAGTTTTTAGTGTATCGCTTAACCTTACCCAACTTCTTGGACTTGGTTGTGGGTCATTAGATTTTGGGTCGAAGTCCCAAAGTAGTTGTGGCATAAATCTAATTAAACCTTGGACATTCAAGTCAACATCGTTGCTATCAGCCCAGTCTAACCAGTCGTTTACATCGTGAGTAAACTGAATTGCAGTAGTTCTATCTTGGCAATGCCTAAGAATTTTATTTGCTCCACTTCTATCAGTATGTCTATTACCCGCTAGGACAATTTTCCACCCACTAGGAAAAACATATTCGCCAATTTTTCGCTCTTCGTTTTTTCCTTTTGGGTCGAGTAATTGACCTATCGTTGCTTGGACTGATGAATGAGCTTGTGCAAATTCATCCAAGAAAAATAGACCCTCGCCACCTCTTGGCAAATTACCCAACATTGCTTTTTTCTGAATACCAGTTTCTTCATCAATGTGTGGCAGTCCGCCTAAATCAATACTTTCAACTAATCCCAATCTAAAAGAGATAAAACCAAATTCATCTTTTTTTGGATTGATGTTATCAGTTAAAGTTCTACCATTCGCAAGTTCTTCCGCAATCTCTTTAACGATAGCGGATTTACCAACACCAGTACCACCAATTAAGAATGGAATATTACTTCCTTTCAAAATATGTAGGCATGATTTTTTTGCTTCACTAGGTTTAAACATAATTAATTCCTCCAAGAATTTTAAGTTTAATATTTGTTAGCAAATTGCTAACACCAAGACTAGATAATTTCTTATCTAGTTTCGCCAAAATTTCATTGGCTCATCAGTCGGTTTAATAAGTTCTGATATATCTATCAAATACTTTTTCGTGAATTTGGTTAAGAGTAAATCTATCATCAAAAATTATCTTAGTATCAATGTCGTGTTCTAAGGCAAGTTTAATTAATTTATTTCTTTGATGATAATCATCAACTTCAAATTTCACTTTTAAACATTCATATCTTTTTGAATGTTCCATTGAGATATATTTTGCTCCAGTTAGATGAAGTTCTTTTTCTATATCGCTAAAAGTATTTATATGGTCAATAAAAAATATTATTTGTTCTTTATTTTTTTCCATAATTCTAAGACCCTCCAAGGTCAGTTTCTTGCATCCCAAAATAGGATGCTCTTCAGTATGTCAATTCATAGACTGTTGGAGCAGTCCCAAAAGTTATAAATCTTTAAGTAAGTCCATATCAATTTTTGTATCAATGGCAAAAAGATAATTTCCTTTTGGTCTTGGGGGTCTCGCTGAAGTCATCACGACTTTAACTATCCTATTGTTTCCCACTAGCTACCTTGAAGCGAATTCATTATTGGACTGGACTAACCTTTTCTTTCCAATAAGTCTGATTAAGTTTAACCTCTTAATCCTAGGACTTAGGTTTCAACCTTACCTCTTTCGAGACCCTTGCGGGTGGTTGGCTACAGTTTAGAGACATAATCGTTTTGGTCTTTGTTGAGAACAGTATAAGCGATGTAAACATCATATTCAACACCATATTAATTATTTACCAGTTCACTATTTTTGCTATCGTTTTGTGAGCATTATATTTTCTCCATACATGAGATAAGATTTCAGTATGAGCAAAGAAGAGAAACCAAAATTAAAAGTAGTAAAACAAGATAAAGATTTAACGATTAAGCAACGCCAGTTTGTGGATGAAATTATCAAGGGAAAGTTAGGTAGTTATAAAGAAGCATATGCAAAGGTTTATGATGTTGAATTAACCAAGACTGGGAAGATACCAAAATGGGTAGAAGTCGAAGCAAGTCGTTTAGTCGCTAACCCTAAGATAGCACTAAGCATACAAAAGGCTATCCAAAGAAAAGAGCAGTCATCAGTTGCTACATCGCTCAGAACAAGAAACTATGTTATCGAGCAGTTATATAGAGAAAGCAAAGAAGCGGATAGCGATGCATCAAGAGTTCGAGCATTGGAATTACTGGGTAAGAGCGTATCGTTATTTAGTGATGTAGTTGAGACCAAAGAAGCGAGAACAAGTGATGAAGTCGAGCGAGATATTGAAGAGCGAATAGAAGCATTACTTAACAAACAATAGACAACCAACAACCAACTATCTAATCGTGCATTATGTGTGCTGTGTGTGTGCTGTGTGCTGTGTGATTTTGGGATGCACTATATATAGGATGAAACACAAGATGTTGTATTCCAGATGGATCAAAAAAACACTAGATGTTGTGTTGTGATTTCCCACTATTAATAGACCCCACCCCCCTTTTTTTGCAACACGCTACCTGACTACCATATATACATAGTGATTTGCACAGGATATTACCTATTTTTATGTACCCCCCCCTATATATTGCATTTTGATAGCGTTTTTTGTAAGATATTATTAGAATTTTTGTAGAAAACAGCCAAGGGACCCTAAAACCCCCATATTATTTTGCAAAAATAGTTGTTTTTTATGTGAAGATGTGCAATTATGTTAAAATCTAGCGTGATTTACATCCAGTAAGTACCTACTTGTAAAGTATTTACTTGCTAAATGCCACTAAGTGGTGGATATTTAGTAAGTTTTTAATTTTAGAAGGTATTTACTTACTATCTAGTATAGGAGATGTATGAATAACCAAATATTAAGCCAAGTACAGAACCTTTCTTTAGATGAAAAGAGAGAGTTACTAGGTTTATTGGATGAATTAGAGGAAGCAAAGGCTCGTGAGAGGTGTGCAGACGACTATATGCACTTTGTTAAGGAGATGTGGAGTGCTTTTATAGAGGGTCCGCATCATAAAATCATGGCTGATGCCTTTGAGCGTGTTGCTAATGGCGATTTAAAGCGTTTAATTATCAATATGCCACCTCGACACACTAAATCCGAGTTCGCATCTTATCTTTTACCTGCTTGGTTTTTAGGAAGTAAGCCAGAAAAGAAGATAATTCAAACCGCACATACTGCAGAACTAGCTGTAGGCTTTGGTAGAAAGGTTAGAAACCTTGTGGGAAGCAAAGATTTTAAGCGTATATTCCCCAATGTTAGTTTGCAGTCGGATTCTAAAGCTGCGGGTCGTTGGAATACGAACAAAGGCGGTGAATATTTTGCGATTGGTGTAGGTGGTGCTGTTACTGGTAAAGGTGCAGACTTGCTTATCATCGATGACCCGCACTCAGAACAAGAAGGAGCTTCAGCAGACATCAATGTATTTAATCGTACCTACGAATGGTACACATCTGGTCCTAGACAGCGTTTACAGCCTAATGGTGCAATCGTTGTAGTAATGACAAGATGGCACAATAAAGACCTAACTGGACAAGTTGTAGATGCTAGTATAAAGCGTGGCGGAGCCGACCAATGGGAAGTTATAGAGCTACCTGCAATATTACCTTCTGGAAAGCCTTTATGGAGTGCTTTTTGGAAAATAGAAGAATTAGAAGCTTTAAGAGCTGAACTGCCTAATTCTAAGTGGATGGCTCAGTATCAACAAGACCCTACTTCTGAAGAAAGTGCTCTTGTTAAACGAGAATGGTGGAAAACATGGGATGGTATAAATCCCCCAGATTGTGAGTTTATTATTCAATCATGGGACACAGCCTTTCTTAAAACACAAAGAGCTGACTATTCAGCTTGTACCACATGGGGAGTGTTTTATAAAGAGAATGATGAAGGACTTGTTGCTCCACAACTAATACTACTAGATGCTTATAAAGAGCGTTTAGAGTTCCCAGATTTAAAGAAAACAGCTTTAGAAAAATACAATGCTTATAAGCCTGATGCTTTTATTGTAGAAGCTAAAGCAGCAGGTATGCCTCTTATATTTGAATTAAGGGCAACTGGTATTCCTGTACAAGAATATACACCTAGTCGTGGTAATGACAAAATATCAAGAGTAAACGCTGTATCAGACCTATTTGCTTCAGGAGTTATTTGGGCACCTGCAACTAGATGGGCAGAAGAAGTTATAGAAGAGTTTGCTGGATTTCCTAATATGGAACATGATGATTTAGTTGATAGCAGTACACAAGCATTATTAAGATTTAGGCAAGGTGGTTTTGTTCCTCTTGATTCAGATGAAGAAGATGAGCCACTAGAACACAATAGAACAGCAGATTATTACTAGGAGATAAAATTGGCTATAGAAAAACAATACGAACCTGCTACGCCAATAGATGGTCTAGTAGAAATGGAACCAGAATCAGGTTTAGATGTAGAGATAGAAACTACTGAAACTGATGATGGTGGCATGATTATTGACTTTGACCCAAGTTCATCACAAATGAATAATGCTGATTTTAACTCTAACTTAGTAGATTTTATAGATGAAGATGAATTAAATTCTATAGGTAATGAGTTAATAAGTGCATTTCAAGCAGATAAAGATTCTAGGTCAGAATGGGAAGAAACCTATGTAAAAGGCTTAGACCAACTAGGTTTAAAGATAGAAGAAAGAACTACTCCTTGGAATGGAGCTTGTGGTGTATTTCATCCTATGTTAAGTGAAGCTGTAGTAAAGTTTCAATCACAAGCTATATCTGAAATATTTCCTGCTTCAGGTCCAGTAAGAACTAAAATAGTTGGTAGTATTGATTCTGCTAAAGAAAAACAAAGTCAAAGAGTACAAGATTATCTTAATTATCTTTTAACTTACGAAATGACTGAATACAGAAGTGAAACAGAAAAAATGTTATTTTCTCTACCACTTGCAGGTTCAGCGTTTAGAAAAGTTTATTTTGACCCAACATTAAATAGACCAAGCGGTATATTTGTACCTGCTGAAGATGTTGTGGTTAATTATGGTGCAAGTGATTTAGAAACTTGTGAAAGAGCTACTCATGTAATGAAAAAGTCATCTAATGATATTAGAAAGATGCAAGTCAATGGATTTTATAGAAATATAGAATTACCAGATGCAACACCAACATCTTCTGATATTACTAAAAAATATAATGAGATGACTGGTGAATCAGAAAGCTATAGCTATGATACAAGACATACTATCTTAGAAATGCAGGTTGATTTAGATTTAAAAGGTTTTGAAGATAAAGATGCAAGTGGTCAAGACACAGGGATAGCATTACCTTATGTTGTAACTATAGACCATCCTTCTGGAATTATTCTTAGTATTAGAAGAAACTATTATGAAGATGACCCTGCTAAATTAAGAAGGATGCACTTTGTTCACTATCAATATCTACCAGGACTAGGTTTTTATGGCTTTGGATTAATACATATGATTGGTGGATTAGCAAAATCAGCTACATCTATACTTAGACAATTAGTAGATGCAGGTACTTTAAGTAATTTACCTGGTGGTTTAAAAGCTAGAGGATTGCGTATAAAAGGAGACGATAGTCCCATTATGCCTGGAGAGTTTAGAGATGTAGATGTGCCAGGTGGTGCTATAAGAGATAATATTACTTTCTTACCTTATAAAGAGCCTTCAGGAACATTATTTTCTTTATTAGGTAATATAGTAGAGGAAGGTAAAAGGTTTGCAAGTATTGCAGATATGAAAACAGCAGACATGAATAGTCAAGCACCCGTAGGCACTACACTAGCATTACTAGAAAGAAACATGAAAGTAATGTCAGCAGTACAAGCTAGATTACATTCTTCTATGAAAAGAGAGTTTGAAATATTAGTTGGTGTAATAACAGATTTTACAACTCCTGCTTATCCATATGAAGTAGAAGAAGGACAACAAATTAAATTACAAGATTTTGATGCTAGAGTAGATGTATTACCTGTATCAGACCCAAATGCTGCAACTATGGCACAAAGAATTATGCAGTATCAAGCAGCTATGCAATTAGCACAACAAGCACCACAACTATATGATTTAGGTCAATTACATAGACAAATGCTTGAAGTATTAGGAATTAAAGATGCAGAAACTATTGTGCCTCCACAAGATGAAGTACCACCAGTTGACCCAGTTACTGCAGTACAAAATATTATTAATGGTAAGCCTGTAAAAGCATATGAGTTCCAAGACCATGAAGCTCATATCAATACATTAGCGGCTGCACAACAAGACCCAAATATACAAGCAAAAGTACAACAAAGTCCTAATGCACAAGTTATACAAAGTGCTGGTTCTGATTACATTATGCAACATTTATCATTACAGTTTAGAGACCAAGTTGAAAGAGAAATGGGTGTAGAGTTACCTCCAGTAGGTGAACCACTACCAGCAGATGTAGAGAAAAGATTATCTACACTTATTGCTGAGGCTGCTCAAAGGGTAGCAACTACTAATGCTGCACAAGCAGAACAACAAAGAATACAACAGCAACAGCAAGACCCATTAATACAAATGAAAGAAAGAGAAGTTGCTATTAAAGAAGCTGAAGTTCAAAGAAAAACACAAGAAGGTCAAGCTAAGATACAACTAGATACTGTTAAAGCAATGAACAATAAAGAGCTTGAAGAAAAAAGAATTGAAGCTCAACAAGAGTCAAGCGGTTTAAAAATAGGACAGCAAATTGCTAGTGATTTGCTAGATAGAGAAGAAAGAGCAGAACAAAAAGTATTAGATGATTATAAAACAGGTATTGACATTGCTAAAAATATAGTAGAAGATAGCAAATTGAATGAGTAATGATATTAATGAGCAATCACTATCTACCTTTTTAATTAAAAAATTAAGAGATATGATGCATGAATGTTCAGACCATATCTCAACAGGAAGTTGTAAAGACTTTTCTGAATATAAAAAATTGACAGGAGTTATAGAAGGATTAGCTCTTGCGGAGCGTGAAGTTCTTGATTGGAAAGAACAACACTTAAAAGAATAGGAACTCGACACCTTATGTCGTGCAAAATATGGATAAAGATAAAAAAGTAAATATCCCAAAACCAGAAAGCGTTAAAAAACCTGAGCCTACTGCTGAGGTTAAAAGCCAACTACCAATGCCTAAAGGATGGAAAATACTTATTGCTATGCCTGAAGCTAAAGAAACTACAGATGGTGGCATTATAAAAGCTAGTCAGACTAGAGTTGATGAAGAAACATCAAATATTTGTGGTTATGTTTTAAAATTAGGTAAAGAAGCATATGTTGATAAAAAAAGATTTCCAACTGGACCTTGGTGTAAAGAAGGTGATTGGGTAATATTTAGAGCTTATTCAGGTACTAGAATGAAAATGTATGGTAAAGAGTTTCGTTTAATTAACGATGATACTGTGGAAGCAGTAGTCGATGACCCAACAGGAGTAGTTAGAGCATGAGTGAAAGTATAGAACAAGTAATAGATACAAACGCAGAACCTGTATCAGAACAAACATCAGAAGATAAATTTTTTGGTGTAGCAAGTGAAATTAATACTTCTTCTCCAAAAGATATTGAAGTAGAAGTTATTGATGAAAGACCTGAAGAAGATAGAAGAGCACCTAAAGTTGAAACTAAAGAACAACCTGTTGATGATGAAACTTTAGATAAAGAAATAGCAGATTATAGTAAAGCTGCTGGTGATAGAATTAATAAAATAAAATATGAATATCACGAAGAAAGAAGAGCTAAAGAAGCTGCTTTAAGAGAATCACAAGAAGCTACTAGAGTATTAAAAACTTTAATTAGTGAAAATAAAAAATTACAAAATATAGTTGACCAAGGTGGAGATGTATTAAATCAACAAGCATTACATAATGCACAATGGGCAAAACATAACGCACAAGAAAAATATAAAAAAGCTTATGAAGATGGAAATGCTGATGCAATGGCAGAAGCACAAGCTGAAATAGCAAATGCTACATTAGCAGAACAACAATCAGCTAATTATGCAGAACAGCTACAACAAAATGTTGCATCTAATTTTGTAAAGCAACAACCTGTGCAACCACAAGTACAATCACAACCACAACCTTTAGACCCAGATATGGATGCTTGGTCGCAAAAAAATCCATGGTTTATGGGTACTGAACCAATACACAAAGAAATGACATCATATGCTATGTATATAGACCAATCTTTACAAGCTAATGGTATCGACCCTGCAAAAGATAGTCAGAAATATTATTCTGAAGTTGATGCAGGTATGAGAAAACAATTTCCAAATTTCTTTGGTGTTACACAACAAACTGCGGAAGCAGAACCAGTTGTAGAAACACCTAGAAAGCAGGTAGTAAATCCTGTAGCACCCGCAACGAGGAATAGCGGTAAACCTCCTCGCAAAATACATCTGACTCAAAGCCAAGTTGCTCTCGCAAAGCGACTTAATATAACGCCTGAGCAGTATGCAAATCAATTATTAAAGGAGTCTTAAAATGTCTGAACAAGATAATAAAGAACTTGAAAATACTGAAGAGTCAGTAGAGCGTACCCCTAGGGAAATAGAAAGCCGAGAGGCTGCTCAACGAGTACAAAGTTGGGAAAATCCATCAAACTTACCAAATCCAACACCACAAGAAGGATGGGTCTTTAGGTATATTAGAACTAGCCTTTTAGGTCAAACTGATAATCCTAATGTATCAAGAAAATTGAGGGAAGGATGGCAACCTTGTAGATTAGAGGACCACCCAGAACTTCAAATTCATATGATGGACCACAATTCTGAATGGTCAAAGAAAGGTAATGTTGAAATTGGTGGACAACTGTTATGTAAGATGCCAGAAGAAAAAGCGAAAGCTAGAGATGAATATTTTTCGGAATTAGCACAATCTCAAATGGAATCTGTCGATAACACTTATTTTAAGGACCAAGATTCAAGAATGGCTACCAAACAAGTTTTTGAAAGAAAATCACGAACAACATTTGGTAAAGATTCATAGTATCTTGATATATTAATATTTTTTTTTAGGAGAAAATTATGGCATCAAGTGCAGCTCCACATGGAGCCAGACCAGTTGGTACTGTAGTTGGAAGTCCCTATCAAGGAAAAGTTACACATTACAAAATTAAAAATGCGTATGGTACATCCATATTTTATGGCGATTTCGTAAAGTGGGGTGATGATAACCCTAATACCACTATCCAAAAAGATACTGGTACAACAGCTTTAACACCTATTGGTGTGTTCCTTGGTTGTGCTTACACAGACCCAAATACAAACCAATTTACGCCAAATCAATATTATCCAGCATCAACTGCTGCAGATGATATTGTAGCTTATGTTGCTACTGACCCATTTATACTTATGCAAATGCAATGTGATGGTGCAGCCGACCAAGATGACCTTGGTAAGAACTGTGCTGTTGTGCAAACTGCAGGAAGTACATCGATAGGTACTAGCAAAAATTCGGTTGATATATCTACTGTAGCAACCACTAACACACTACCTTTAAAAATCGTTGACTTTGTTGATGGACCAGATAGTGCAGTTGGTGATTCTTTCACAGATGTATTAGTAATGTTTAATGTCGGACACCAGTTGTTAAATACAACAGGTATAGGTTAAGGGAGATAAATTATGGCAGCTATTTCAAGAGCTAACGAGTTAAAACAACTCTTACCTGGTCTTAACGCATTATTCGGAGAAGAATATAATCGTTATGAGAACGAGCATGAAGAAATCTATGTAACTGAAAACTCAGAAAGAAGTTTCGAAGAAGAGTTAAAGTTATCTGGTTTTGGAGCAGCTCCAGTCAAAGATGAAGGTTCTGCTATCGTTTACGATACAGCACAAGAATCTTTTGTCGCAAGATATACTCACGAAACTATTGGTTTAGGATTTAGTATTACTGAAGAAGCTATGGAGGATAACCTCTATGTATCAGTATCAGCTAGATATACTAAAGCATTAGCTAGAGCTATGTCTTATACAAAGCAAGTAAAAGCAGCGTTTCCATTAAATAATGGATTCTCAACTACTTTTTCTTCTGGTGATGGTGTCGCTTTATTTAGCACAGCTCATCCGCTTGTAAACGGCAGTACCAATAGTAATAGACCATCAACAGGTGCAGATTTAAATGAAACATCTTTAGAAGATGCAATCATTCAAATTGGCAAATGGACTGATGAAAGAGGTCTAAAAATTGCAGCAAAAGCTAGAAAGCTTATTATTCCTAGTGATTTACAGTTTGTAGCAACTAGATTGTTACAAAGTGATTATAGAGTAGGAACTGCTGACAATGACATAAATGCAGTAAAAACTAATGGTGTGATACCAGAAGGTTATTCAGTTAATCATTATTTAACTGATACAAATGCTTTCTTTATCACAACAGATGTTCCAGATGGAATGAAGCATTTTGTTAGAGCTCCTATGACTACTACTATGGATGGAGACTTCGATACTGGTAATGTTAGATATAAAGCGAGAGAAAGATATTCTTTCGGTGTATCTGACCCACTAGGTATCTTTGGTTCACCAGGTAGTTCGTAAGAACTGTTAAGGGGAGCACACGCTCCCCTTTTTTTTATGTTATATTATTAATATCTAGGATTTTTAATTGTTCTATAGACTGACCTAGCAGACAAGCCAAGACGATAGAACTTATTTTCGAGGAGAAAATTATGGCAAAAACAACATTTTCAGGTCCAGTTAAGTCATTAGCAGGATTTATATCAGCAGGTAATGCAAATGTAGTTAGCTTAACAGCAGATACTACACTTACTGTTGCAGCACACGCAGGAAAAATATTAACTTGTAATGATGCTGATGGTAAGTTTACTTTACCTAGCATAGTAGCAACAGCTCCAGGTGAAGATGGAGACCCAAATCAAACAAATAATTTAGGTGCATCTTTCTTTTTTGTAGTAGAAACAGCAGCTACTGATATGGATATACTTACAGATGGTACAGATAAATTTGTAGGTGGTTTATATACAGGAGTTGATGATGCTACAGGTAAAACATTTATTTCTGGTGCATCTAATGATGTTATTACATTAAATGGCTCAACTAAAGGTGGATTAGCAGGTAGTATTATTAAGGTAACTGCAATGGGTAGTGCTAAATACGCTGTAGAAGGAATCATTTTAGGTTCAGGCACTTTAGTAACTCCATTTGCTGATGCTTAATAGGAGATAAATTATGGCTGATGCAGTAACAACACAAACCATAATAGATGGTGAAAGAAATTGCGTTATGAAATTTACCAATGTCAGCGATGGCACAGGAGAATCAGCAGTAGCCAAGGTAGATGTATCTGCCTTGGCTTCTAACTCAGCAGGTACAGCTTGTTCTGAAGTTAGAGTAATGCGAATTAGCCATGCTATTGTAGGTATGTCTGTTCAATTATTTTTAGACGCTACAAGTAATGTTCTTTTAATGGAACTTGCTGAAAGTAGTAATGGACATATGGACTTTAAAGACTTTGGTGGTTTACCAAATAATGCAGGTAGTGGTAAAACAGGAGATATTTTGTTTACTACTAAAGGACACTCTTCAGGAGATACTTATTCTATCGTTTTAGAGATGGTTAAAGTATATTCTGATTAATTAGGATTTATTATGGCAAATTATATAATATCAGAAACAGGTGAATTTCCACCACAATATAAAGTTTTAGAATCTTCAGATGATGGTATATGGAGACCAATATTTGGTCCAGACCCAGATTTAGCAGATGCACAACGCAAATGTGATGAGATGAATGGTGTTAGAGCTAGAAATGACAAAGGTCATTATGTAGCTGATGACCCATCAACTCCTGATGTAAATGAAGCTTATGTTGGTGGTAAAAAACCAAAAAAGAAAACAACTAAAAAACCCGCAGCTAAAAAAAAGGGGCGACCTAAAAAAGCTGCATCTAAATAAGGTAATTAATTATGAAAATAAAACCAAAAGGTGGTATGGCTGGAGGCAGACGACCAAAAACAACTGAAATCGGAGCTGAATCTAATAAACAATATGTCAAAAGAATGTTTAGTATGGGTATGAATACTAGAATGACTAATGACAAACCTATAGAAAACAAAGGTTATGCTGCAGGTAAAAAAGTTGAAATGGGTAAAAGACCTATGACAACCAAAGGTGGTATGGCTGGTGGTAAAAGAACCATGAAAACCAAAGGTGGTATGCGAGGTGGTAAAAACACAAAACGCATGATAAAAACTAAAGGTGGTATGCGTGGTGGTAAAAGAACCATGAAAACTAAAGGTGGTATGCGTGGTGGTAAAAGAACCATGAAAACTAAAAGCTATGCTAAAGGCGGTAAGTCTTAACTTATAATTATGCCTATGAGAAAACAGGCTAAAATGCCTCCTAGAAATAAAAAGAACTTTCGTTCTACTAAATCTGGTGCTGGTATGACTAAAGCTGGTGTAAAAGCTTATAGGCGTTTAAATCCTGGTTCTAAGTTAAAAACAGCAGTAACAGGTAAAGTAAAAAAAGGTAGTAAGGCTGCAAAACGCAGAAAGTCTTACTGTGCAAGGTCTTTAGGACAACTTAAACGCAGTTCAGCTAAAACTAGAAACGACCCTAATTCAAGAATTAGACAAGCTCGTAGAAGGTGGAAGTGTTAATTGAGAAAGCGTAGAGACCCTAAAGTAGGAACAGGTAAAAAACCTAAAGGCTCAGGTCGTAGGTTATATACTGATGAAAATCCAAAAGATACAGTTAGTATTAAATTTAAAACTCCAGCAGATGCTAGAGCAACTGTAGCAAAAGTTAAAAGAATAAATAAACCTTTTGCTCGTAAAATACAAATATTAACTGTATTAGAACAAAGAGCTAAAGTTGCGGGTAAAACTAAACAAGCAGCTATAGCTAAAAAAGGTAAAGAAGCAATTAGAAAAAAGAAAGGTAAATAATGGCAACAAGTGGAACAACAACATTTACATTAGATTTAGGCGATATTATGGAAGAAGCCTATGATATATGTGGTAGTGAAATGCGTTCTGGTTATGATTATAAAGGAGCTAAAAGAGCTCTTAATCTTATTTTTTTAGAGTGGCAAAATAAAGGTTTAAATCTTTGGAAAATAGAACAAGCTACACAAACACTAACTGCTGGTACAAATACATATACTTTAGAATCTAGTGCTTTAGAAGTTGTAGATGCTTTTATAAGAACTGATGCAGGTGATACAGATAATCAATTTGACCAAAGATTAAATAGAATATCAAGAACAGAATATAATCATCAAGCTAGTAAATTATTACAATCTAAACCAACACAATTTTTTGTAGATAAAGGTACAAGTTCTAATAGTATAGTGCTATGGGCAACACCTGATTCTGCAGAAACATATACTTTAGTTTATGACTATATTCAAAGAATAGAAGATGCAGGTAATGTAGCAAGTAATAATGCAGATGTACCTAGTAGATATTTACCATGCCTTACATATGCTTTAGCTTTTAATTTAGCTAATAAAATACCTGAAGCACAAAATAGAATAGGTATAATTAAACAAAGATATGATGAACTTTGGAATGATGTTAGTGATGCTGATAGAGAAAAAGCACCTGTAAAATTTGTTCCTGATATGAATGTTTATAGATGAGTTACGCTGTTGGAAAAAAAGCTTTAGGTGATTGTGATAGATGTGGATTTACCTATAAGTTAAAAGATTTAAGATATGAAATAGAAGATGGTATTCGTAATGGATTAAGAGTTTGTGATGATTGTTTTGATATAGACCATCCACAATTAAAGATTGGTGAGATAGATACATCAGATAATCAAGCGTTATATAATCCAAGACCTGATAGAGGTAAAAAATCATCTACTGAATATTATGGTTTTGACCCTGTAGCAGGTACAGGTTTAGTTTTAAGAACAAAAATAGGAACAGTTAAAGTGAGTACAGAATAATGGCTTGGACATTTACAACATTAAAAACAGCAATACAAGACTATACTAATAATACAGAAACTACTTTTGTAAATAATTTAGATGAATTTATTGTTAATACAGAAGATAGAATACAAAAACTTGTATCATTACCAGTATTTAGAAAAAATGTTACAGGTACTTTAACATCTGGCAATCAGTATTTATCAACACCTACAGACTTTTTATCTTCACATTCATTAGCAGTAGATAATAGTGGTTACGAATATTTATTATTTAAAGATGTAGCTTTTATAAGAGAAGCATATCCTAATAGTTCTACAACTGGTGTTCCTAAATATTATGCTAGATTTGATGAAGATAGTTTTATTGTAGCACCAACACCTAATGCAAATTTTACAGCAGAACTACATTATGAATATAGACCAACATCTATTACAACAAGTAGTGATGGTACAAGTTATTTAGGTACAAATGCACCAGATTGTTTATTATATGGCTCATTAGTTGAAGCATATACTTTTATGAAAGGAGAAGCTGATGTTATGGCTAACTATGATAAAAGGTTTCAAGAAGCTATAGCAAGGTTAAAAGTATTTGCCGAAGGTAAAAATACTAAAGATAATTATAGGACTGGTCCTGTAAGACAACAGGTAACATAATGTTTAGTGTAGATATAACAAGTAATGTTGGTGATATAAATGTTAAAACTACTAATAACAAAGGTTTAAGTCCTGAATATTGGACTGAAAGAATTATAGATAGACTAATATCTATTAGTGATAATGCTGACCCTATGGTTAAAGCACAAGCACAAGCATTTAAAGATAGTATGACACAAGTTGTACTTTTATATTTAAAACAAGCTATAGCTAGTGATAGAGCTACTGTAGCAGGATTATTACAAAAACAAGGTCATAAAGATATGGCTGATATTATAAGGAGACTTTAATGGCAATTTCACAAGCAATGTGTACTTCATTTAAAAAAGAATTATTAGAAGGTGTACATAATTTTAAAAATAGTGGTGGTAGTACTTTTCAATTAGCACTATATACAAGTTCAGCATCATTAGATGCTTCTACTACTGCATATACTACTTCTAATGAAGTTAGTGGTACAGGTTATTCAGCTAAAGGCGGTACTTTAACTAGAGTTGACCCATCAACTTCAGGCACAACTGCTTTAACAGACTTTGCAGATTTAACATTTAGTACAGCTACTATAACTGCTAATGGAGCTTTAATATTTAATGATAGTGCTTCAGGAGACCCAGCAGTTGCTGTATTAGCTTTTGGTGGCGATAAAACATCAACAGCAGGAGATTTTACTATACAGTTTCCTACAGCAGATGCTTCAAATGCTATTATAAGAATAGCTTAGTAGCCTATGGCTAATATAACTGGTTGGGGTCGAGGGACCTGGGGACAACTTACTTGGGGTGAACCTATACCAGTTGTTGTTACTGGAGTTTCAGGAACTACTGCACTTGGTAACGAAACAGTAATAGCAAAAGCTTTAGTTAGTGTAACTGGAGTAAGTGCAACATCAGCACTTGGTAGCGAAACTGTTATTGGTGTAGCTAATATATCTGTTACAGGAAATGTAGGTACATCAGCTTTAGGTAGTGAAACAGTTGCAGCAAGTGCAAATACATCTACAACAGGATTAGCAGGTACATCAGCACTTGGTAATGCTATTACAGCAGGTGCTGCAGTAACAGGCGTATCTGGTTCTGCTTCAGTAGGAACACTTGGTGATGAATCAGTTTCTGCAGGAGCTACTGTATCTCTTACAGGTTTAAGTGCTACAAGTTCATTAGGAACAGTTAGTACAATAAGTGTTAATATATTATCAGTTACTGGTTTAGTAGGTACAACAACACTAGGTAATGAAACAGTAATAACTAAATCAGTTGTTGATATAACAGGAGTATTTGGTACTGGTCAAATACAAGGTGTTAATATCTGGACTATTATTAATGATACACAAATACCAGACTATCAAGATATATCAACTACACAAACAGCAAGTTATTCAGAAGTTTCTACTTCACAAACTCCAGATTGGAGTGAAGTAGCTTAATTAATAAAAGGGAAAAATTATGGCAAGTTCATATGTAAATGATTTAAGATTAAACGAAATGGCTACTGGCGATGCTAGTGGAACATGGGGTGATACTACAAATACAAATTTAGAACTAATTGCAGAAGCTTTTAGTTATGGCACAGAAGCATCTTTTAGTTCTGATGCTGATGTAACAACTACTATAGCTGATGGAGCAACAGACCCAGTAAGAAGTCTTTATTTAAAAGTTACTTCATCTGGTAGTTTATCTGCTACAAGAACACTTACTATTGCACCTAATACTGTATCTAAAGTATGGATTATAGAAAATGCAACATCAGGTTCTCAATCAATAAATATATCACAAGGTAGTGGTTCTAATGTAACAATACCTTCTGGTAAAACTAGAGTAGTTTATTCTGATGGAGCAGGTTCAGGAGCAGCAGTTATAGATGCTTTTGCTGCATTAAATTTACAAACAAGTGGTATCATTGAAACCAGTTCTTCCATTCAAACTCCTCTTATAGAATATACTGATGGAGATGATGCCATGACTATAGCTGATGGTGGGCAAGTAACATTTGCACAAAGTATTATAGGAACACTTGGTACAGCAGCACAACCAAATATTACAAGTCTTGGAACTCTTACAACACTTACAGTAGATGATATAACCATTGATGGCTCTACTATTTCGGATGCAGGTGATTTTACAATAGATGCTGGTGGAGATATTATTCTTGATACTGATGGTGCAGATATAAGATTAAAACACGCTGGTACAGAATGGGGCAGGTTTGTAGATAATAGCAATAATCTTTTAATACTAGCACCTGTAGCAGATAAAGATATTATGTTCAATGGAATTGATGGTTCTAGTGAAATAACTGCTCTTACTCTTGATATGTCAGAAGGGGGTAATGCTACTTTTGTTGGTCAAATTATTACAAGCACACCTGGAAGTAACAATGTAAGATTAGGTGATGGTGCTGGTGCATCAATAGCAAGTGGTGGAACTAGAAATGTTGCCATAGGCTCTAATGCTGGTGCTGCAATCACTACTGGTGATTTCAATGTTGCTATTGGATATAATGCTCTTAACGCAGAAGATACAGGAAGCAGGTCAACAGCTGTAGGTTACTTTGCTTTAGATACACAAAATAATGATGATGCTAACCATAACACAGCAGTAGGTTTTACTGCGTTAGAACAAACAACAACAGGTCAATATAATACAGGTATAGGTTCACAAGCACTTAATGCTAATACAACTGCTGATAACAATACAGCAGTTGGGTACAACGCTTTACTGGTAAATACTACTGGTGCTGGAAATACAGCTATTGGCGATAAATCTTTAGATGCAAACACGACTGCTGGAGACAATACAGCAGTAGGTTATAAAGCACTTAGTGCAAATACTACAGGTACATCTAATACTGCAATAGGTAAAGATGCCTTAGAAGCTAATACAACTGCTAATGAAAATACAGCACTTGGTTTTAAATGTTTAGAAGCAAATACTACAGGTACTCAAAATGTGGCTGTTGGTTCAACAGCATTAAATGCGAATACTACAGGTCAAAATAATGTTGCTGTTGGAATGGATTGTATGGCAGCTAATACGACTGGAGAACAAAATGTAGCAGTAGGGCAAAAAGCATTAGAAGCCAACACAACAGCAAGTAATAATACTGCTATAGGTCTTGTTGCTCTTACATTAAATACAACAGGTACACAAAATACCGCAGTTGGAAAAGGAGCTTTATCTGCAAATACCACAGCAAATAATAATACTGCTGTTGGTTATCATGCTCTTGATTTAACTACAACAGGAGCTCAAAATACAGCTTTAGGTTCACAAGCCTTAAATGCAAACACCACAGCAAATAACAATGTAGCAGTTGGGTTTAACTCTTTATTATCAAACACTACAGGAACTCAAAATGTAGCAGTTGGTACTTTTGCTCTTGATGCCTGTACAACAAGTGGCAGTAATACAGCTTTAGGCTATGCAGCTATGAGTGCATTAACAACATCAGGTGGTGGTAATGTAGCTATTGGCTCTAATTCTTTACTTTCATGTACTACAGGTGATTCAAATATTGCTATTGGGTTTGAGTGTTTAGAGGATTTGACTACATCAGGCAATAATGTAGCTATGGGTCATAGGGCAGGAATGAATGTTACAACTGGTGCTAACAATACTTTAATTGGGCATAATAATTATGATTCATTAACAACAGGAAGTAGTAATGTATCTGTAGGTTTTAGTAATGATGTTGATACTGGCGATGCTGGTAGTAGATTTACATTCGGCACATCTTTAAGTGCTACAGCAGGTAACACAATTAAAATTGGTAGTGGTAGTACATTTATTACTAATACATGGGGTTCTAATGCTACATGGACACACAGTTCAGATGAAAGACTTAAAGAAAATATAGAAGATAATAGTTTAGGTTTAGATTTTATAAATCAGTTAAGAACAGTTACATACAACTGGAAAAAACAAGAAGATGTACCAGAAGAACTTAGATGTGAACATTCAGAAAGAAACACAGAAGATTTACAACATGGTTTAGTCGCACAAGAAGTTAAATTAGTTCTTGATAAACTTGGTATTGATGAGTTTTCTGGTTGGTCTGAAGAAAAAGATGGTATGCAAATGATTAGTGAAAGTATGTTTGTATTTCCATTAATTAAAGCAGTACAAGAACTTTCTACACAAGTAGAAGAATTAAAAGCTAAATTAAACCAAGGAGAATAAAATGGCACAAACAGTAACAGAATGTTTAAACCACGCTATGGATAGCGTTAATTTAATTAATGGCGTAAATGGCGGCAGTTGGAATGTTGAAGGTATGACACAAACTGAAATAAATGAAATGGTGCAAAGAAATGTTGACCATTTAGAAACTATTTTAGAATACGCACCTGTTGATAGTGATGACGATACACCTAATGTTAAAGGGTCATCAAGTAGTAAAAAAACTGATTGCACAAATGCTATTACTACAGGTAAAGCATATATAGCAGCTAATTAATAGATTTCACTTTGATAGCAAATTGCATTATAATTAATACTTATTTATAGGATTAATTATGTCAAAAAAAGAAATAGAATTAACAAATGAACAGAAATATTGTCAAGCTCAAATTGACGATTTAAATCAAAAATTAGCTACTTTAAATTTTCAAATAGACCAAGTAAAAGCAGGTTTATCTGTATTTACTAATCTTTATGCTGAAGAAACAGCTAAAATAAATAATAACTCTAAAGAGGGAGAAACAAAAAATGACAATACTTAATATATTAGTATGGATAACTGCAATTATATCTATAGCTTCAGTTATAGCAGCAATAACACCTACTCCAAAAGATGACCATTGGTTTAGTTACATTTATCGTGTAATTGACTGGTGTGCTTTAAATATAGGCAAAGCCAAAGATAAATAATGACAACAATTAAAGATGCTTTAAATGCCATAGAATCACATGAAAAAGAATGTGCAGCTATATATAAAAGTATAGATAAACGCTTAGAAGATGGCTCTAAAAGATTTGATAAATTAGATAATATGATTTGGGCAGTTTATCCTTTTATTGTTGGTGTAGTATTTTTAGCGAGGTTTATATAATGGGTAGAGCAAAAAAATCAACAGTAAATAAAGCTGGTAATTATACTAAACCAGGTATGCGTAAGCGTATATTTAATAGAATAAAAGCTGGTGGTAAAGGTGGCAGACCTGGACAATGGTCAGCAAGGAAAGCACAGATGTTAGCAAAAGCTTATAAAAAAGCAGGTGGTGGATATAAGTAAATGGCTTATTTACAAAGTAGCATACCTTATTTTAAGTGTTGGGTTAGAAAAGAATATACACACAATCACGAAAAATATCATGGTGAATTTTTACACGCTATGGTTATTGGAGTTACAACAATTCCAAAAAGATGTTTATCTTTTCAAGTAATTTTTACAGGTGCAGAAACTTACGATACAGATGAACCAAATGTTCATGGTGGAGCAATGTGGGCAAGGATGCCGATTACAGCTCTTGTAGGTGATACTCCTTTTGAAGAATGGGCAGAACCTATGGAAGTATGGGAGGCTCAACCTTGGGATTGTGCATCTCGTACACATAGTGTATATGTTTTAGAAAATTGTACTCCATGTCCTTGGTTAGCAAAAATAGATGGTAAATTTTATCCTGCAAAATATTATTTTACTGTAGATTATACAAAGTCTGATACATCTGATGACCCTGCACAACATAAACAAAATCATGTAATTGAATTATTAGATGCAGGTAAATGGACAGGTAATATAGTAGCTTTACCAAATAATAGAGTTAGAGTTACAAGACCTGCACAATTTGAACTAGGAGAAGGTGCTCCAGATTTTAAACCCTCACAACATATTCATTATAGTAAATCTGATTTAGATTATACTTTAGATGTTAATCAAGTATTTGATAATTTATATAATGATAATAATAAGGAAGATTAATGCCATTAAAAAAATCTCAAAAAAGTTTAAAAAGATGGACAAGTCAAAAATGGACTACTCCTAGTGGCAAGAAATCATCTGAGACAGGTGAAGTATATGCTCCAAAAGCACAAATAGATAGATTAAAATCTACACCAAAAGGAAGAAGAAAACTTGCAGCAGCTAATAGAAAAAAAAGAGCAGCTACAAGAGCAGGTAAACAACACGCAAAACATGGTTTGCATAAAGGAAAAAAAAGATAATGGCTAAATCACCAGATGCATTTGTTTATAATGCTACATTAGAAAGAGTTGTAGATGGAGATACATTTGATTGTTGTCTTGATTTAGGCTTTGATGTAAAGCTACATAAACAGCGTATTAGATTATCAGGCATTGATACACCAGAAAGTAGAACTAGAGATTTAGCAGAAAAGAAACTTGGTCTTGCTGCAAAAGAAAGATTAAAAGAACTTTGCATAGGAAAAATAAAAGTTAAATCTTTAGGTAAAGGTAAATATGGTCGTATCTTAGGCATACCTTATACAGAAGATGGTAGAGATATGTGTCAAGTATTAATAACAGAAGGTCATGCTGTAGAATATGATGGAGGAAAAAAGAAAAAAGTTTGGGGTGATTTTTAATGGAATCAGCTGTTACTTTAATACAAGAAGTTGGTTTTCCTATTGCAGCAGCTCTTGGTCTTGGTTGGTTCATTTATAAACTTATAATGCGTATTGTTGATGGTATGGAAACTAAATTAGATACTGTTGATGAAAAAGTTGAAAGTCAAATAGCAGCATTAGAAGAAAGACTAGGCACAAAACTTGATTCACAACATGGAATATTAGTAGCATTAATAGATAGAGTGCGTAGTTTAGATAATGAAATAATACGACAAGATACTTTAGTTAAAACTATATTAGGAGTACCACAACTTATAGATAGCAATAAAATTGCTAAGGCGGATAGAGATGACCAAAGAAAAGATTGATAAACACGAAGTAGAAAAATATAGAATTACTATAGGTCTTTTATTTATAGGTTTAATTTTATTTTTTGGTATTTTAGCTATAAATATAAAAGCTGATGAAATAGTTTTTAAATTTAAAAATCCTAGTTTTAGTGGAGTAGGAACATCAGCACATTATCTTACAATAGAAAATCAAGAGTTTAATCGTAAAGAAGCACTTAGAGCTGAAATAAAAGCTTTACAGGAACAAATAGAAAGAGATAAAGAAAATACAACATTAGCTAGATTTATAAGAAATTTAGAATCAAGAATTTATGCACAACTATCAAGACAACTTGTAGAAAATTTATTTGGTGAAACACCAAGCACAGAAGGTACTCTAACATTAGAGGGAAATACAATTACATACAAAGTTGTTGATGGGATAATAACACTAACTATAACGGACCAAGATGGAAATATTACAACGATTTCTTTGCCTGTCGGTAATTTTACTTTCTAGCTGTGCTGTATTAAATGAAAACAAAGATTTAGCATTAACAAAAAATATTGAATCTAGTGCAATATTAGATTTACAATCAGAAGAACTTAAAAATTTATCTCCTGCAAAAGTAAAACCTTCTATAGCTGTATATCCAAATAGCTTTAGAGATTTAACAGGACAAAGAAAAAGTAATAGTTCTTTTGCTTTATTTAGTACAGCTATAACACAAGCTCCAGAAGCTTTTTTAATTAGAGCATTAAAACACGCAGCAAATGGAGAATTTTTTACAGTTGTTGAAAGAGTTGGTTTAGATAATTTAACCAAAGAAAGACAGCTAATAAGAAGTACAAGACAAGAGTTTAAAGAAGATAATAAGATGCAACCCTTATTATTTGCTGGACTAATCATTGAAGGTGGAGTAATTAGCTATGAAGCTAATCTTAAATCTGGAGGATTAGGTGCTAGATATTTAGGAATAGGTACTAGCAAACAATATAGAGAAGATACAGTAACTATATCATTAAGGTTAGTTTCAGTATCTACTGGAGAAGTATTAATAGAAACTTTAGTATCTAAAAGTATTGTCTCTACAAATATATCGCAAGACATTTTTCGTTTTATTGAAGCTGGAACAGAATTAGTAGAAGTTGAAGGTGGTATTGCAGAAAATGAAAGTGTTTCTATAGCTTTACAAAAAGCAGTAGAAACAGGTATTTTAAATATAATTTACACAGGAATTGAGAGAGGTTATTGGAAATATGATGAAACTAAAATTAATCAGCTTGATTGTGATGCTGAGTGCATTGCCAATATACGGGGCTGATAATGAAATATATGTTGACCAATCTGGTGCAACAGCAAATATAGATTTAGAACAATTAGGTAATTCTAATATTATAGGCGGATTAAATTCTGTAGCAGGAACATTAACAGCATTAGACCTAGATGGTTTAAATCTTACTTTAGATATTAATCAAATAGGTAATAGTAATAAATTTCTTGGAGATATTTTTGGAGATAGTATTACAGGATTTTTTGAATTTGATGGAGATAGTAATACATTTACAATTCAAGGCGACCCAACAGATACTTATGGTATTGATAGTTCTAATTACAATGTAGATACAACAGGTAATTCTAATACTTTTACTTTAGATACAGGTACATCTGCACTAGCAGCTACATTAGATTTAGATTGGATAATACAAGGCGATAGCAATACATTTGATTTTGATATTAATTATGATGGTGCAACCAACTATGTAGATGTAGATGGAGATAGCAACACAGTAAACTTTACAGGAAGCGGATATGCAGGTGGATATTTCTATCTTGACCAAACAGGAAACAGCAGAACATTTAATGTTACACAAGGTTCAACATTGGTTGCAGATTGGCTTAAAATTACATCTGTTGGCAATAGTGGTACTGTGTGCGTTGTTCAAAACGACCAAGGTACAAGCACAAGCTGTTGATATTGGAGATATATCTGAACTAAATGGTAATGCCCAAATAGTAAGAGATAAATCTTATGAAGCAGATTTAAAATTTGCTATACAAAGTAATGATGAAGCTATTACTACTAATGGCAGAATGGCAATAACATTTCTTGATGACTCAACTGTAAAACTAACAGAACATTCACAATTAGTAATTGATGAGTATATTTATGACCCAGACCCATCAAAAGCAAAAATGGCTCTTACTTTTGGTCTTGGAACAGCTAGATTTATTACAGGCAATTTAAATCGTATAGATAAACAAAATATAGAATTAAAAACACCTACAGCAAATATAGCTATACGAGGAACTGATTTTACAGCTACAGTTGATGAACTAGGGCGTAGCCTTATAATTTTGCTACCTGATGCTCTAGGACTTTCTAGTGGCGAAATAGAGGTAGTTACAGCAATGGGTACTGTTATATTAAATAAACCTTATGAAGCAACTACAGTAAGTGTATTTGAGTCTGCTCCAACTAAGCCTGTTATATTAGATTTATCTTTAGACATTATTGACAATATGTTAATTGTTACACCACCTAAAGAAGAAGATGTAATAGAAGAAGAAAACATAACTTCACAAACAGATAGTGTATTAGATTTTAATGATTTAGATATAGATTATCTTGCAGAAGATTATTTAAAAGATGATAGTTTAGAATTTACAGAATTAGATATAAATTATCTTGATGTTAATTTTCTTGAAGATTTATTAAATGTGCTTGATGAATTAGATATACAAGAAGAAGAGGACCAATTAGCTGAAGCAACATCAACTCAAATAACTGGCACTTTATTAGGTAAAGACCCTGATACACAAATAACTACACTAATACAAGGTGATGTAATTAAATTACAAAGAAGTATAAGTGAAAGTGTACAATTAAATATTGATACAAATGGCTCATATACAGTTATTTTTATACAAGATGGTATATCAAATATAGTAAAAATTAATGGTGGTGGAGATTCTATAATAACTATAAGGCAAAGTGATTAATGAAAAAATTAATATTTCCAATAATTATATTATTAGTATTGCCTCTATTATTTGAAAGTACGCCCACAGAAATATTAAAACTAAAAATTTTTGATGCTTTTATTAAAACTCCAGAAGCTTCAGGTAACTTTGTAATACTTAATATAACAGAAGAAGATGTAGAACGAGAAGGTGGTTATCCATTACCTAGACAAAGATTAGCTGAAATACAACTAGATATTATAGGCAAAGGTGCTTTAGGTGTAGGTTGGGTTATATCTTTTCCACAACCAGATAGAATGGGTGGTGATGAAAGCTTTGCAAGGTCTTTAGGTTATGCACCATCTGTTATAGCTATGTTTGAAGATGGTAAAGGTGTTTATCCACAATCACCAGGAACTGTTGTACTTGGTAATGATATTGGTGGTATAGTATCTACGGGAGTTAAGGAAAACCTGAACATCTTATCAGATAATACATTGCAGGGTTTAGCCATTGCTCCCACCGATATAGACCAACTTGTAAGAAGAATACCTCTTTTAGTAAGAACACCAAATAATGAATGGATTCCTAGTTTTGGAACACAAGTATATAAATCTTTATTAAATGTTAAAACTTACATTATAAAAACTAATGATAATGGTATAGAAGAAATATCAATACAAGGAATACCACCAGTTAAAACAGATAGTCTTGGTCGCAAGTGGATTAGTTGGGTTGATACACCACAAACAGACTTACAAGAGATGAATGTTAATGGTAAGTTTGTTTTTATAGGTGTTACTGCAAATGGTGTTATGCCACAAATTGCTACACCAGTTGGTTTATTAGAACCACATAAAATACAAACAGCATTAGCAGAAAGCATATTAATAGAAAATAGTCCTTATATACCTGATTGGGCATTAGCTGTTGAAATATTAATTTTAGTGATAACAGTAGCTTTGACTTGGTTATGTGTAAATATTTTTGGAATAACGAGAGGAATAGTATTTACCAGTCTATTATTTTTTTCAACAATATTTTTTGGACATTATCTAATACAGCGTGGATTGTTAATAGATGTTAGTTGGACTTTGATTTCACAATTTATTACTGCATCTATAGGATTTTATTTAAGATTTAGAGAACAATACAAATTAAGACAACAAATTAAAAAACAATTTGAACATTATCTTGACCCAAGACAAGTTAAAAAACTACAAGATAATCCTGAATCTTTAGTACTAGGTGGAGAGCGTAGATATTGCACTTTTTTATTTACAGATGTTAGAGGTTTTACTGCTATGTCAGAAAAACTAGAACCAGAAGAAGTAACTAAAATTATGAATAAAGCTTTAACCATACAAGCTGATGCAGTTAAAAAGTACGGGGGTATGGTTGATAAATATATAGGTGATGCCATGATGGCAATATTTAATGCTCCAATAGATTTAATTAATCACGAAAGCGTAGCAGTTTTATGTGCAAATGAAATACAAGAAAATATTAAAAAAGCTAATCTTGGTGTAGAAATTGGTATAGGAGTAAATACTGGATATGCTGTTGTAGGTAATATGGGTAGCGAAACTAGATTTGATTATACCGCTATTGGTGATGCAGTTAATCTAGCAGCAAGATTAGAAAGTTCTACAAAAGAAGTCGGTAAAGATATAATTATTGGATATAATACTATTAAGACTGAAAATTTTAGTTCTGAAATAATATTAGAGAAACTAAAAAATATATGTGTAAAAGGTAAAAAAGAACCAATACAAATATATACAATTAATTAAGGAATAATATGAAAGCATTATTAAAAAATATAGTTGGAGCTGTAGCTCCTACACTTGGAACAGCAATAGCTGGACCTATGGGTAATATGGCTTTAGGAAAAATTGCAGAAGTATTAGGTTGTCCAGCAGACCAAAAATCTGTAGAAAAAGCAGTACAAAATGCAACACCAGAACAAATGATTGAGCTCAAAAAAGCTGAACAAGAGTTTGAAGTACAAATGAAAGAATTAGATGTGGATGTTTTTAAACTTGAAGCACAAGAAAAACAACACGCAAGAAGTATGTTTAGTAAAGACTGGACTGCTCGTATTATAGGATTATTTACTATAGGTGGATTTCTTGGTTATATATTTTTAGTAACATTACAACCACCAGAACAGAATAGCGAAGCACTTATAAATTTAGTGTTAGGTTATTTAGGAGGACTTGCTAGTGCAATTATTTCGTTTTATTTCGGAGCATCTCATACCAACGATAAAGGAGAGTAATATGGAAATATCACAAGAAGGTTTATCCTTAATTAAAAAGTTTGAAGGTTGTAAACTTGAAGCGTATAAATGTGCAGCAGGTGTATGGACTATAGGATATGGAAGTACTAATAATGTAGAAGAAGGTATGAAAATATCACAAGAAAGAGCAGATATGTTATTACTTGAAGATGTTGATGTATTTGAAGAAGCTGTAAATAATTTAGTTGAGGTAGATTTAGAACAAAATCAATTTGATGCTCTTATATCATGGACATTTAATCTTGGACCAACTAACTTAAAAAACTCTACTTTGTTAAAAGTATTAAATAATAAAGATTATGAAGGAGTTCCTGCACAAATAAAAAGATGGAATAAAGCAGGTGGTAAAGTATTGCAAGGTTTAATAAGAAGAAGAGAAGCAGAAGCCTTATTATTTGAAGGCAAAGAATGGCATGAGGTATAACGATGCCATTAGCAAAGTATGTATTTAAACCAGGAATAAATAAAGAAGGTACTAATTATAGTAATGAGGGCGGTTGGTTTGATGCAGATAAAGTTAGATTTCGTAAAGGCAGACCTGAAAGAATAGGTGGTTGGCAAAAACAAAGCACAGATAGTTTTATTGGTACAGGCAGAAAAATATATACATATAAATCTTCAGATGGTTCTAATTATATTACTCTTGGTACACATCAAAAACTATATGTATTAGAAGGTAATGAATATGCTGATATAACACCTATTAGAGCTACAACAACTAATGGTATAACTTTTGCAGCTACAAATGGCTCTACTACTATAACAGCAACAGATAGCAATCATGGAGCTGTAGCAGGAGATTTTGTAACTATAAGTGAAGCAGTAAGTTTAGGAGGAAATATAACTGCTAGTGTTTTAAATCAAGAGTATCAAATAGATAGTGTTCCAAGTGTAAATACTTTTACTTTTACAGCTACTGCAACAGCAAATTCAAGTGATACTGGTAATGGTGGTTCTGCAGCAGATGCAGTATATCAATTAAATTCTGGTTTAGATTCATATGTACAATCTACAGGTTGGGGTGCTGGTACTTGGGGTTCAGGGACATGGGGTTCATCTACATCATTATCTTTTACAAATCAGTTAAGATTATGGTCTATAGACAATTTTGGAGATGATGCTGTATTTAATCCTAGAGCTGGAGGTATATTTTTTTGGGATGAATCATCTGGTACAAGCACAAGAGCTGTAAATGCTACAAGTTTAGCAGGAGCTAGTGATGTTCCTACTACAGCTTTACAAGTTATGGTATCTGATGTAGATAAACACGCTATAGTTTTTGGATGTAATCCTATAGGCTCTTCTACACTAGACCCTTTATTAGTAAGATTTTCTGATAAAGAAAGTATTACAGATTGGACACCTACAGCTATTAATCAAGCAGGTGGAGTTCAACTATCAATGGGTTCTTCAATAATTGGAGCTTTACAAACAAGACAAGAAATACTTATTTGGACAGATGTCGGAATAGTTTCTATGAGATTTGTTGGAGCACCTTTTGTTTTTTCATTTAATGAAGTAGCACATGGTCCTTCTTTAATATCTCCAAATGCAGCAGTAAATGCTAATAATAGAGTTTATTTTATGGATAATGGAGGATTCTATGTATATTCAGGTTCTGCACAAAGATTACCATGCACAGTCTTAGATTATGTTTTAAGTGATTTAAATTTAGGACAAGCATTTAAAATATTTGGTGCAGTAAATGATAGTGCTAATGAAATAATGTGGTTTTATCCATCAAAAGATAGTAATGAAATAGATAGATATGTAATGTTTAATTATTTAGAAAATGTTTGGTCTATTGGCACAACATCAGATAATTTTGTAAGAACTGCTTGGGATGAAGCATTAATACTAACTAATCCAATAGCAGCAAGTAAAAATAGTAGTACAAGTAATAATAACTATATTTATGCACATGAGATAGGTCATGGAGACGATGGTAGTGATTTTACAGCTTTTATAGAATCTAGTGATTTTGATTTAGACCCAAATGGAGATAAATTTATAGCAGTAAATAAAATAATACCTGATATACAATTTAGAGACCAACAATCTACTGCTGATAGTGTAACTATAACAATAAAAGGTAGAAACTATCCTTTAGAAGATTTATCTACTTTATCTACTGTATCAGTAACACCAGCTTCTACATTTACAAATACAAGAGCTAGAAGTAGACAATGTGCAATAAGAGTATCTAATTCATCAAATGATTATGGTTGGAGACTTGGTGATTTAAGATTAGATATAAGACCTGATGGTAAAAGATAATGGCACATTCTAAAACTGTAGCATTACCAATACCAGAATTAGAATATGACCCTAATACTGAAGCAGTTACTAGAAGAATTGTAGAACAAGCATTACAAGATTTAGCTATTGAAATAGATAGGTTAAGTAGATTACAAGATGTTAATTCAAGTAAAGCTATAAAAAGACATCAATTTTTATTAATGGGAATGAAGCATGGCTGATAATTTAAAAGTTTTAGGTCAAGTTGACCCAGCAGCAACAACAACAACTACACTTTATACTGTGCCAGATATGACACAAACAACAGTTAGTTCTATAGTTGCAGCAAATAGAACAGGTTCTGCAATAACATTTAGATTAAGTGTTCATGTAGCAGGAGCATCTGCTGATGATAAACAATTTCTTTATTATGATAAATCAGTAGCAGCTAATGATTCATTAGCAATAGTTTTAGGAATTACATTAAATCAAACAGATGTAGTAAAAGTTTATACAAGTGCAGTTGACATGAGTTTTAATATGTTTGGCTGTGAAACAAAAGAGGAAGATAGATAATGGCAAAAGAAAAAAAAGTAGATATTGCTAAAGAAATTCAAGAATTTACAGAATTTTTATTGACACCACAAGATAAAATAGAAAAAACATATACAAAAAAAATGTTTGGTGCTTCTAGTGATAATTTTTTAATTAATGATTACCTAGAAACTGCTGGTTACAATAATCCTTATAACTTTAGAGCTAAGTTAAGACGACCAGAATTTGCAACAAGATATAATAGTAAAGATATAAAAGCTATAGAAGAAGCATTATATTTAGCAAAGAATAATCCTATATTAAATAAAATAGGTCGTGGAGATATGTTTGACGATTTTCCAAAAAGTAAATCTGTAAACATACATTCTAGGTATTTGTCTGATAATATTGGTGATATAACAAATACTTATAAAAATTTATTAGATGGCAACATATCAAAAGATGAAGCAACTAAAAACATTAATAATATACTTAGTCAAAGTGCACCTAATGATTTATCAAGAATTGTAAGAGATACATCTAATCCATTAAAATTTAGTGAACAAGGATATATAGTAGATGCTTTTCCAGGAAGGCAAGATATATACAATATATTAGGTTCTATAGACCCTCAATTTAAAGATATGCCTAAAGAAATATTTGCAACATCTGGTCGTGATGAAGAACCAGGTGCTATGCAAACAAAAGCAGAAAATATAGTAAGATTATTAGCTTCTTTTGGTTATGATAAACAACAAATAGTAGATGCTTTAGCAGATACAAAGTCTCCTCTAGTTGTAGATTATACTAGAGATAGGATTAATGAACTTATTGGACAAAGAGTTGTAACTGGTAGAGAAGAATATACACAAGAACCAGTAAGAACAGATGTTGCTCCAGTAGTAATGGAAGGTCGAGATACTCCAGTAACTCCTGGATATACATATTTTGGAGCAGGAGAAGGTTCTCCACTAGGATATATAAATCCAGCAGGTGAGAGAGTAGATATAACAGAAGATTTTTTTAATGAACAAAGATTAAAAGAATTAGCACAAGCAGGAACTCCAGCTATAGAAGAGGGAGGTAAACTTATATACGATAGACCTGTATATGAAACTATAGATGATAAAGAGTTTTCATATAAAATGAGTCCAGGAATATTAAAATTAATATCTGAAAATCCTAATGTAGCTAAATATTTTAATTTAACAGGTATAGAACCAGTAGATTATTCAAGACCAATTTATAGTATACCAATACAAGAAAAAGCAAATGGTGGTAAAGTAGGTTATGCAACAGGTAAAGTTGCTAAATTATTAACAAATTTTAAACCAAAAACTACTAGCATGACTAAACGAAGAACTGCTAGTATAACTGGAGAAAAATATCCTCCTTTAACAGCACATCAATTAGGTATGATTGCAGCAGGTGCTTCCTTAGCAGATTCTACGCAAGGTTTTACAGAATCACCAAAATTTAGTAATACAATTTTTTATCAAGACCCATATCAACTTGGTGTATTTGCTGCAGAACAAAAAATAACTTTAGATGAAGCAATACAACAAATTAATGAATTTGAAAATAAACTTAAAAAAACTGGACAAAGTATTATTAAAAAACCACAAAAATATTTTTTTGATGTTAAACAAGGTTATCAAGATACAATAAAAAAAGAAGAAGCATTAAAAAATATAGAATTATATGGTAATCCTGAAGGACCAGGTGAACTAATACCTGAATCAGGAGAAATAAAACCAGTATCATTTTTTTTTAAGTCTGGTGGTTTAACAAAATTAGTACAAAAAAAATTAAATAAATAAGGAAACTTATGGATATAAAACAACAAACTCAGAATGTAGCAGCACAAGGTCGTTTTGGAGATTCTATGCTTCTCCATGTAAATCCTGCAGAAGTTAAAGGTTTAGCACAAGCTATGCCAATAACAGTTAATCCTCAAACAGGACAACCTGAAGCTTTCTTACCTTTCTTAGCACCAGTATTAGGTGCAGCAATAGCACCTGCTATTTTAGCTGGAACAGGTTTATCAGCAGCAGCTATGGCAGGTATAGGAGCAGGTTTAGCTACATATGCACAAACAGGTGGTTCTGGAAGTAAAGCATTACTATCAGGTCTTACAGCAGGTATGGGTACAAAAGCTTTAGGTACAGCAGCAGGTGGTACAGGTGCACCTGTAGACCAATCAGCTTTTGCATCAATGAAAGATATATTTACTCAAACTCCAGGAGGTGGTACAAATAAATTTGATATAGGAGTTAAAACTTTAGCTGATGCAGCAATGACTCCAAGTGGAATAGTAGCAGGAGTTAGTGCAGGAACACAAGGAGTAATGGCATCACAAGAACAATTTGAAAGAGAAATGGCTCAACTTCAATTAGATGAAGAAGAGCGTAAAAGAAAAATGTATGAAAATTATCCTGAACAAATACCAATAGCTTCAGGTGGTAGTACAAGTTTTGCAGATGGCGGTAAAACAGGATATAGAAGAGGTCAAAATGTTTACTACGACCCAAGACAAACTAATGATTTTAATCCAAGTTCTGATGGTAGTTTACAATTTATGGCAAGAAGAGCTAGACCTATACCATCTGGTTTTATGCCAGGTTTTTCTCCTGAATTTCGTTATTTTCAAGGAGATGACCCAACAACATATCTAACAAGATATGCTAGTAATATAAGTCAACCACAAAATACAGAAGCACTACCTCCTATGTTAAATTATGGTGGATTCAGACCACCTATGCCTGTACAACCACCATTTATGGGAGGTAGAGGTTTTAGACCATTTACACCTAGATTTGGAGGATTTGGTAATCCATTTATGCAAACTTCAAGTTATCAAAGTTTTTATGGCAATCCTCAAACAAGTGGTATGTATAATCCATATGCAAGATTTAATACACAACCTATACCATCATTTTTTCCACAACCTTTTAACCCCCCTGTAAATACACCACCTCCTAGTGATGTTCCCCCTCCTAGTGATGGTGGTGATTTACCACCTCCAGATGGACCTATAGTTCCTCCTATTGATGATAATATAGGTCGTAAAGGTAGAACTAAAATAGAACAACCTATTGCACCACCAGATAATTTTATTACTCCTGGACCTGTAGCAACTGGACCTGTAAATCCACCAATAACACCTGAACCAACAATAACCTTACCTATTGAAGGTGGTGCAGATGTAACAATACCTGATTTTACAAAAATAAATACTACTAATCCTAGAGATAACTTTATGTCTATAGGTGGACCAGGTGGTGAAATAAATAAACCAATGCCTGACCCAGTTAGAGTATTTCCAGGTAGCAGTCCTACATTTAATGAGAGAGGACCTGTATTTACACCACCCTCACCAGCAGCACCATTTAATACACCCATGACACCGCCAACAGGATTTAAACCTATGGGTAGTATGCCTATGTTTGGTGCACCTATGTTTTCAGGTGGTGGAGATACTAATGTAGAAGTAGATAAACTACCTGAAGGATTAAAAGCTATGTATGATTCTGGACCTAAAGGTAAAGAAGGTGTAGAAAAAATTGCAGCTAAAACTGATAAGTTTGATGCAGGTGGTCCAACTGATATGATGCAAGACCCAATAGTACAAGAAACTATAAGATTTATTTTAGGCGAATCTGATAATGAAGATATTATTATGATATTTGTTAATAAATATGGTACAGACCAATTTAGAATGTTAAGAGACAGTATATTAAAAGAAGCTGCAAATAATCCTAATGCCCAAACTGAGGGACTTATAACAGGTCGTGGTAATAGTGGTATGGCTGATGATTTATCTATGTCAATAGGAGCAGATAGAACTGCTGCTGCTGTATCACAAGATGAATATATTATTCCTGCAGATGTTGTATCAATGTTAGGAGATGGCAGTTCTGATGCAGGTTCTAAACAACTAGATGGTATGTTAGATAGAGTTAGAATGGCTAAAACTGGTGGTACAACACAAGCAGAACCTATAGAAGTAGATAAGGTATTACCAGCATGAATGAAGTAGCAGAAAAATTAAAACTAGAAATAGAAAATGATTTTGATATATCTCTTGTACCAAGCGATAAATTAACTTTAGTATGGGAAGATTGTGAAAAACATTTACAAAAATCTTGTAAACGCTCTAATGGAAGAGCTTTACCACAAGATATATTTTATGATTGTTTAAATCAAAAAGCTTCTTTATGGATTATCTTTGATAAAGAAACATTAGACATATTTGGATGTGCAATAACTCAAATAGCTATATATCCTACTGGTAAAAAAATGTTAAATATAGACCATATAGGCGGTAAAAAAATGAACGAATGGATTGATAGAGGTCTTGAAGTTATTAATAAATGGGCAAAAAGTAATGAATGTGTTGGTATTGAAGGTATAGGCAGACCAGGTTTTTGGAACTGGATAAAAGATAGACAAGGTTGGGAAAAAACAGCAATATTTTTTGAATATGAGTTTAAGGAGAATGAATAATGGGCGGAAGAAGTAAAAGTACACCAGCACCAACTGAAACAAAAGTAACTCAAAGTAATTTACCAGAATATGTACAACCATATTTTGAGAGACTTTTACAAAGAGGAGAAGCTGAATCTAATCAACCATATACACCATATGGTGGAGAAAGAATAGCTTATTTTTCTCCTGATGAGTTAACATCACAGGGTATGACTAGAGGTTATGCCCAAGCAGGTACACCTCCAGAATATCAAATAGCATCTAATAGAGCAATAATGATGGGTGGACCATATGGTTCTGGTTATCAAGCTGGTATGTTTGACCCTGGTTATCAAGCAGGAATGATAGGACAAGGTTATCAATCAAGAAATTTTGGACCAAGATTTGATACATTAGATTTTGAATCTAATATCAATAGATTTATGAATCCTTATCAACAAAATGTTACAGATATAGCAAAAAGAGAAGCTATAAGAGCTTCTGAAATGATGGGTGATAAATCATCAGATGCAGCAACAAGAGTTGGTGGTTTAGGTGGTTATCGTGAAGGTATCATACAAGCAGAAAGAGAGCGTAATTTAGCACAACAATTAAGCGATATACAAACAAAAGGTAGTTTAGGTGCTTATCAATCAGCACAACAACAATTAGCAGCAGAAAGACAAGCACAATTAACTGGACAAAAGTTAAATTTACAACAATATATGGCTGAAGAACAAAGTAGGCAAAGAGAAACACAATTACAAACACAAAGATACCTAGCTGCTGAATCAGCAAGACAACAAGCAGCAAAACTTGGTTTAACAGCACAACAACAAGAAGAAGCTGCTAGACAAGCACAAGAAAAATTTGACCAATCAGCTTATGATATGTCTCAAAGATTTGGTCTAGCATCTATAGATGCTCTAAGAAATGTTGGTGGAGATATACAATCCGATGTAAGAGAAAGAATTGCAGCATTAGGTGGTATAGGTCAACAACAAAGAGCAATGCAACAAGCAGCTTTAGATATGGGTTATCAAGATTTTTTAAGACAACAAGGTTATGGTCAACAACAATTAGGTTTTTTAGGTGGATTATTACAAGGAATACCTGTACAGCCTGAACAAAATATAAGCACATATCAACAACAACCAGGATTATTTCAAACAGCAGTCGGTGCTGGATTAAGTGGTTTAGGTCTATATAGAGGTTTAAGTTAATGTCAAATTTAGTTAGAGCAGCAGAAGAGTTAGAGTTTGTTCCTAAAGAACAACTTATACAAATGTCGCAAGACCCTAATGCTAGTTATCCATCTTTTTTAGTATTAAGTGAAATACAAAGGCGTACACAAATGGAAAAAATGTATGCTGCTCAACAACCAAAACCAGAAACTACAGTTGCTGAAGAATTAGTAGCTGAATTTTCTGGTAGTCAAGGTTTAGGAGCTATGGCTCAACCACCTGGTACACTAAATGCTTTCCAACTAGGTGGCACGGAGAACATGGCTCCGCCCTCTCCTATGCAAATAATGGCTAGTGGTGGTAGAACTGGTTATCAATCTGGTGGTTTAACAAGACAACAAATTGCAGAAGCTAATGCTTTAGGAATTGATATTGTAAATTTATCTGATAAAGAAATTATAGAACAAATTAATTTAGCAAATGATGAAAGAAGAAAAAGTTATTTGTTAAATTTATACCCTGATGCAAGTACTCGTTTATTGACAGAACCTTCGATACCACTAGGTTCTTCAATCTCAGATGTATTATTATCACCAACAAAATTACCAGAAGATTTACAAGCTGCAATAGATGCAGCAAAAGAACCTAGTGCTTTTGATAAATTTATAGAAGGTGGTACACAATTCTTTTTTGGAGACCCAAGACCAGATGCTGAAAGACCTACACTAGCTAGAATGACAGATGAACCAATGGATTATTTAAACTATATACCTTTAGCTGGAGCTTTTGGTTTAGCTGGAAGAGGTGCTATAAGAGGAGTACAAGGTACAATTCAAAGTATCAAAGGTTTAAGAGGTAGCAAAGTTGCTGATGATGTTATAGATTTTACTGATGATGTGCCTAAAATATTACCTAAACCAGGTGGTTCTAATTTACCTAAACCAAATATACCAACTACAGGAACAAATTTAATTCCTATAAGTTCAAGTACAAGTTTAGTTCCATCAGGAGGAGGACCTTTAGCAGTAATTGGTGGTAATTTTTTAAGTAGAAATCCAAGATTAGCTAAATTTTTATATGGTGGTTTAGGTGCTGCAGGATTAACAACAGGATATTATGCTTTGCAAGATGATGAAAAAACACCAGATTTAGGTGATTTTGGTGGAGGTGATAAACCACCACCACCTGAAAAAAAGTCAGGCATAGACCCATTAGACTTAGCTAAACTAGGCGGTATTATTATGGGTGCTAGAAATATGAGCGAATTAGGGTCTGGCATTACTGCATTAGCTGGTGATATACAAGAAAGAAGATATAAAGAAAAAGTATTAACTGGTCAACAAGAACAAATGTTATATACCAGATTAAATGCTATTTCTAAAGCTATAGAAAATGAAACTGATACAGAATCAGAAAGATATAAACAATTAATTCAAGCACAAAATGCTGTTGTACAACAAATAAATACTTTATATGGTATTGAAGGTCCTGACCCTGCTAAATTAATTGAATCACTAACTGTTAAAAAATCAGATACACCAGATACAGAATCAAAAGGTATATCAGGTGCAATAGAAAAAACTTTTTCTGTAAAATATCCTTTTCTTAGTGTAGGTTCTAAACTTCTTGAAAATTATTTAAGTACAAGAGATAAAAAAAAAGATAAATTAACACCAAATCCAAATGATGAAGGTTATGCTAGTACTGAATTTCTTACTGGAGACCCTCTTATAGATAATATAATTAGAATAGAAAGTAGTGGTAGAGATGTTGTAAATAGCACTACAGGAGCTACAGGTCCAATGCAAGTTTTACCTAGCACTCTTGATGACCCTGGTTATGGTATTGAACCTGCTAAAAATAATTCTGTTGAAGAAAAAATAAGAGTTGGTGAAGAATATTTTTATGCAATGGTAGATAAATATAATGGCGATGTTTTTCTTGGTACTTTAGCTTATAATTTAGGACCTGGTAATGTTGATAAATGGTTAAATTCAGGAGGAGATATAAATACACTTAAATCAATAACAAGTAGTGATGGCAGACCAATAGGTAATGATGCTTATAATTATGTAGTAAAAGCATATGGACAAGACGCTGTAGATAGAAGATTAGCTTAAATATGAAAACTTTTACTTTACCAGATGGAAGAGAAATATACATTCCTGATGACCCTAATCTTAGAGCAGAAGTTGGTTATGCATTATCACAAATACCTGAATATGGTCCTGATGTAGCAAAAGAATATACAGAAGGCACATTCATAGGACAAAGTATAGAAGCACTAAAAAGTGTTCCTAGAGGTATAGCACAAACTACTCTTATGGGATTAAGAGGTCCTATTGAAGCACTAGCACAAGATTCATTAGGCGAAGGTCCATTAGTTAGACTTGCAGATAAAATGAAAGCTACAGAAGAAAGAATAGCTCAAAATATTGCAGGATATAGAGACCCTAGATATGCAGATGCTTTTAGTACTAAAGCTGGTCAAGCAGTAGGCTCATTAATACCTTTTGTTGCATTAGGTGCTGCATCAAGAGGTAAAAGTACTAAATATATGCCAGTATTTAAACCTGGTACAAAAGGTTTTGGTAAAGTAAATCCTTTAAACTTTAATGCAAAATTTTTAACATCAAAACCATTTTTATATCCAGCAGGTTTAGGTTCATCTGTTTATATGTCTCAAAATGCAGATATGATGGATATAGCAGAAGAAGTATATGGAGAAGAAAAACCAGGATTCTTTGCTGAAAATTTAAGTACATTAACATCATCTGTTATTGGTGCAACAGAAGCTTTACCTATATTTAATTTTTTTAGAAGTATACCTAAAAGTGCATTAAGAGATGCAACAACATCTCAAAAAATATTTGCTCATGCTAAAAACTTTACAGCAGGTTTTGTTCAAGAAGGACTTCAAGAAAGTACAGCAGGACTATTACAAGATTTAAATGCTAGAGGTTTTTATAGCGATGAACTTCCTATAGGAGAAAGTCTATTTGATGACTTTACTGTAGGTGGTTTTGCTGGTGGTTTATTAAATACTGTTATACAAGGATATGGCGGTAGAAGAGGTATAGCATCAGAATATAGAGCAGAACAAGAAAAACGAGCAGAAAAGAAAAAACAAGACTTATTAAGAACTAAAACATTTGATATAGCACAACAACAAGGTGTTATAGATATAGCCGACCCAACACAAGATATTAATGTTCAAGAAACATTACTCCTTCCATTATTAGATAATGTTCCCAAACCTGTAGAAACCTCTACACCTCCTCAATTACAAATAAGAAAAAATCAAAATAATACATTTAGCCTTATAGATAATAATCTAGGTGAAGTTGATACTTTTAATAAAGAAGTTGATGCTATAAATAAAAAAGAACAACTGTTAAAAGATTTTGAAGTTAATTTACAAAAACAAATATTAGATAATGATTTATATATATTAGGTTTAAATAAAAGTTCTTCTGCTTATGAACTAGCACAAACAGTTATGGACACAGATACTACTACTGCTAGTCTTAAAGAGATTGTGCCCTATGATTCATCTTTAAAAAATGTACAAGCAATGCAAAATGTATTGTTAGGCAAAAATAAAAAATATAAAAAACTACCATTAAAAGAAAGTTATACACTTACAGAAGTTAAACAACTTTTATCTGCAAAAGACTTTAATACTTTTATAACAGATATGTCTCAACAAGTTGCAAAAAATTCTAAATATCCTTCCGTTATAGAAAACAACAATAAAACTAATGTAACAATAAAAAGATTAAAAGAAATAGGTAATTCAAAAAATATAAATATTGATGTAAATGATGCTGCATTTCAATATGCAGCAAAAAGATTAACTGGTACATCTTCTTTTGCAAAGATGACTAAACCTCAAAAAGAATTGTTATTAGCTAGAATACAATCATTACCTAGATTTAATACTAAAATAGATTTTCCAAATTTACAGCCTAGAATTTATTCTGCACAAGATGTGTCAGAAACAGTATCTAATTTAAAAAATAGTAAAGCTTTATTTAATAAACAAAGTCTTAAAATGATAGGTATAAAAGACCCACAATTCTTTGAAGATTTAGTTTATAGTGGTAGAGCAGAAAAAGTTAAAGGCAATCAATATAAAATTGCAGATAATTTCCAAGAAAAAATAGATAGAAGAGCAGATGCTTTTAATGAAACTACAGAAGAATTTGTTAATAGACTTGTTACTGAAGGTAAATTATCTTCAGAAGCAATAGCACAATTAGAACAAGAACAAAACAATAAAGAATCTCAACAACTACCTCCTGTAGAAGAAGCAAAAAGAACTATAGATTTTGCTGAAGCTGTAGAAAAAGGAAGAATAAATAAATTTGCACAAGAGTTAAGACAAAGATTAGCAAAAGTAGGATTAAAAGAAACAGGTGTTATTGTTAGTGATGAAATATTATCTACAGGTGCTTTAGAACAAACAGCAGATGGTAGTATTAGATTTGTAGGTAGAGATAAAACTGTAAAGGCAGAATATGATAGACAGACAGATATTATATTTATATCTTTAAATGCTGTTAATCCTAATGGCACATCAACAGATGCTGATATACAAAGAAAATTAAATGAAATATTAGACCATGAATTAATCCATGCTCTAAGAGAAAAAGATTTAATTAATGAAAAAGAATATGACTATTTAAGAAAACAAGTTAAAAAAGTTAGAGTTCCAAAATCTGTAGATAAAATAGCTTTTGATAAAAAAGAAACTTATTTTGATAGAGCTAAAAGAATTAATGAACCTACTATTGCAGAAGAACAACAACCAACTCCTACTAAAGCACCTATATTTCGTAGTCCTGCTGAAATTAATGAGTTTTATACAGAAGAAGCTATTGCAGAAATGTATAGAAATAGAAAAGTTGAGTCTCCTTTACCAGAAAGAGCAGAAGGTATATTTAATAAAATTATTGAATTTTTTGCTGAACTTGGTGAATCATTGCGTATATCTGGATTTGATAATGCAAATCAAATATTTGAAGAAATTGAAGCTGGTAGAATTGGTAAAAGAACTAGAGGTAAAATAAGAACAACTAAACTTTTAGATAAAGGACCACCACCAACAATAGGCAAAGTATTAGATGAAGTAGAAGATGATTATTTAGATACACCTTTATTTTCAAAAAGAGGACCTAGAGATGAAACATCTGGTCATGTAGCTGATTATGTACCTGCACAATATGGTCCACCTGCACATGATTTAAATGAAATGCCTAGTGAAGAATTTACTCCTGAAGGTTATTCTACTTTTGGTGCTGATGTAGATTATAACAATTTAAGAATATTTAGTACTGCTAGAACAGAAATACAACAACAAGAAGAGCGTGAGTTTATAAATAAACTTATAGAGATAAAAGATAATCCAAATGCAGAAATAACTGTATATCAAGCTGCACCATCAAGAGATTTGAGAGAAGGAGATTTAATAACTCCATTTTTAAGTGATGCACAATATCTTGTTGATGAATCTAAAATTACAAGAAAAGAAATAAGAGAAGCAGATAAAGCTAGAAGAAGAGCAGAAGGAGTTGTTAATTTACAACAAGAAAAAAACTTTGAAGCGATAGATAGAATTATAGATATGTTTGATATGCCTGATGTAACTCCATCAAAGGTGCATACTTACAAATTAAGAGCAGGTGATATTCGTTGGGATGGTAATAATGGTTGGGCACGATGGGGTTATTTTCCAAGAATAAAACCCGTAGATGATATACCTACTTTTAGTAGAGAAGCAGACCAAGCTTATTTTGATAGAGAAAAAAGAAAAAGAACAATATCTAATTTAGAATCAAGTATAGAGTTTAAACAAGCACAGCTAGATGCAGAAAGAGGCACTATGACAGATTCTAGTGCTAAAAGATTAGAAAGAGAAATAAAAAATCAAAGACAAAAAATAGCTGATTTAAAAGCTGGAGATTTACCTACATTTAGTAGAGCATATAAACCTGGACCAGCTAAAAAAATTAAAAATTTAGATGGAACTATAGTACCTGGTGCTTATGAATATAGAGGTTTTGTTATTGAAGAAACAGGAAGATATAGTGAATTACCTGGACCAGCTTGGAAATTTGCAAAAATTCCAGAAGGTTTAACTGCATTAGAAGCACTTAGTAAATTTGATATTTTTGAGGACCAAACAAATTCATTATATGAAGCAAAAGAATTTATTGATAGAGTATATTTTGGAGAAGATACAGGATTTGAGTTACCTACATTTAGTAGAACTAATTTAATACCAGAAGATATTGAAGTTCCTTTTAATTGGGCAAGTAATAATCGTTTTGAAACTGGTGCAATATTAGACCAATTAATAAAAAGTAGAATAAGCGGTACTAGAGATAATCCAGGACCACTTAAAATGGCTATAGTTGATGCATTTAAAGGTAAAAATAATAGACCTTTATTAAAAGCTAGTAAAAAGTTTTTAGAAAAATTTACAAATAAAAAAGGTAATTTAGTTTTATTTAGAGCTTTAAATATTCCTGAAGGCGAAAAAATTAAAAACTATGGACAACTTCCACAAGATTTATTTGCAAGTACAACATTAGATAGCAGACAAGCATTAAAAATAAGTCGTAATTTATTTACAAAAGCACAAAGTCAAGGTGCAACATGGAATCCTGAAATACTTAGATATGAAGTTCCTATGAATAAAGTAAAAGGTTATGTGCCTATGTTATTAAAAGCTATGGAATCAGATTTTATTACAGAATTTGAAAGTGATATGGCTGGTTCAGGAATCATGTCCCAAGAAGAATTAGATGCAGCAATAGAAGAAGCAGATGCAAAAGGAGATTTCTATAAATATCAAGGAGAACAAACAACAGAAGAATTATTAGCCGATGCTATATTTGAATATAATGGATTTCAAGAAGAAGCAGAAGTTCTTGCTGACCTTCGTGGCATCAAACCAACATATCAATATTCTCCTGCAACTAAAGATAGACAAGCTAGTTTAATTAATGATGTGCCTTTATTTAGTAGAGGTAGAAGAGATAATAAAACTCCAAATAAAGCTTTAGAAGAAGTTATAGAAACAGTTAATAATACAGCTAGAGGCGGAATACCTGTTTACAATTTAAATGCTTCAGACACAGCCTTAGAAGCTGCTAAAGAGTTTATAGAAGATGAAGGTGCATTGCCTCCAGATGATATTCCTACTTTCTTAAAAAATCTTGATGGTGTTGACCCATCTATAGTTGAAGGTATTAATAGTACAGGTAGTAGAACTACTCCTAAAAACTCTATGGGTTATAGATTTATAGATGTAGCTAAAGATAATATTTCTGGAAAGCTTCAATATTTTTATAACAATATGCGTGAGCAAATAATAGACAAAGCAGATAAAGCTCAAAAAGCTATTATAAAAATGTCTGAAGAAAATGAACAAGTAAGAAGATTAAATAATACTGCTGATACATCTACTATGGCTGCTATTAGATTAATGGATAGAGCAAGAGGTATATTCCAAGGTATGTTAAATACAGGTTATGTTACTGATACAGTAGATGGTGCTTTATCATTAGTAAATACAGTCCCATTAAGTATTAGTACTAGATATAATCCTTTTATTGAAGGTGATACTGGTACAGGTGGATTAATGCAAATATTAGCACCTTTATATAGCACAGAAACAGACTTAGAAAGTATATTTAAATACTATGCTTTATTAAAAAGAAAACAAGGTTTTGATAAATCTGGTAGAAAAATTGAAACACCAATAACAGAAAAAAACTTAAATGATATTAGAAAAATACAATCTAATTATCCAGTAGTTGTTGAAGCATATCAAAACTATCAAAGATGGAATAATAGATTAATAGACTTTGCAGTTGCTAAAGGCTTATTAAGTAAAACAAGAAACATATCTGAACTAGCAGAAGATATATCTGCAATAACAAAAGAAAATGAGAATGATTTAATACAGTTATCTTATGAAGAATTAATGAATAAGGTTAATGTTTTAAATAAAGAATTAAGTGCCGACAAACAAATAGAAACAAGAGGTACTGCTCAAATTTGGAAAGAAAACTCAGACTATTATCCTTTCTACAGAAAAATGACAGATGATACTGTAGCTGGTCCAAATATAGCTAGTGGTTCATTGCCTAACAATCCATTAAGTATAAAAATAGAAGGCTCTAAAGAACAAATAGATGTAGATGTAATTGAAGCTATATCAAGAAATTCATTAGCTATATTAACTGCTGCAATGAAAAATGATGGTACAGCTAAGTTAATTAGAGATATGCAGATATATGGTACAGCAAGACCAATAAGTCCTGTAGAAATATCTAAAAATCCTAAAATAAAAAATAATTTAGATGTTGTAGCTGTATTTAATAACGGGCAAAAAAATTACTATGAAGTAGAAAATATAGAAGCTTTCAATGTATTTAAAGAAGTAGGTGGAACTCCAACTGGAGTATTAACAAATATATTTGGAGGAGCATCTTCTTTACTAAGAGATACAGTTACTAGAGACCCAGGATTTATTGCAGTAAACCTACTTAGAGATAGTCTATCTACTATGGTTACATCAGGAGCAAACTATACACCTATCATAGATACTTTTAAATCTATGGGTAAAGATATGGCTGAATTAGAAAAATTTGGTGTGATAGGTGGTTATGATTTTCAAAATGATGAAGGTAGTATCAAAAGATATTTAAAAAGAAATATGCGACTATCAGGCTTAACCAATGAAAATGGAATGTCTGCTAAAAAAGCTTTCTTTATGTTATGGGATGGACTTGGTAATTTAACTACCAAATCTGATGGTGCAACTCGTTTAGCAGTATATAACGCAGTATATAAAAAATTAAAAGAAGAAGGAGCTACAGAAGCACAGGCACAATCAGAAGCAGCATTTCAAGCATTAGAAATAATTAACTTTGGTAGAAGAGGTGCTAATCCAGCATTTAGATTTATTACTGCAGCAATACCTTTCTTAAATGCAAGAGTACAAGGTCTTGATGTTTTATGGAGAAGTAGTACAGGTCAATATTCAGCAGTAGAAAAATTAGGTAAGAATGAGACTATCAATGATGTAAAAAGAAGAATACAAATTAATATGGCTACAAATGCTGGTATCTTAATAGCAATAACTTTTGCTTATTACATGATGATGCATGATGATGATGAATATAAAAATCTTAAAAGAGAAGTTAGAGATGATAACTGGGTACTACCAATATTTAAAGATTATGCAGTTAAAATTCCTGTGCCATTTGAAGTAGGATTTTTATTTAAGACTGTTCCAGAAAGATTATTTGATTTTACTTTAGGAGATGATGCTTTTTCTAAAAAATCAGGACAAGAACTTATAACAAGTACTCGTAGAGGATTAAAAACTTCTTTAAGTATAGATACGCCTCAACTAATAAAACCTTTATTAGAAGTAATATACAATAGAAACTCATATACTGGACAAGAAATTGTTCCCTACTATCAACAAAAGAAAGCTCCAGGATTACAAGCAAGACCGACTACCAATTATTTAGTTAAAGAAATAGCAGAATTTTTAAATATTTCACCTGCTAAAGCAGAACATTTTATTAGAGGTTATACAGGAACATTAGGAGGTCATGTATTAAGCGTTATAGATGTAGCATCAAGAGGAGCAACAGGAGAAGATATACTACCTAGTAATGTAAGTTTAAATAGAATACCTTTGTTTAACCGAGTGTTAATGAATACAGACAAAGCAGGTGGATTACAACAACAATTCTATGAGTTAAGAAATGAAGTAGATGGAATGACACAAACTCTTAACAGTCTTAAAAAAGCAGGTAGAATGGATGAATACTACGCATACAGGAACAGTATGCAAGGTGTGTTAAATGTTAAAAATCAAGTTAGAAAGATGGAAAGGTATCTTGCTAAATGGAGAGAGAGAAGAGATAAAATACTTCAAAACAAAAATATGTCTCTCACAGCGAAGCAGGATGCTCTTGAAAGGCTTGAATTAGAAAGAGATAGGCGATTAGCTATGGTTCCTGAATTGAGAAAGAGAGCGAACATTCCCATTACTCACATGGGTACTTTCTAACATAGCCATATCCTTTTCTTCTTTTAATGGTTTTAATGTAAAGAAGTCTTTGTATTGTGGATGTCTAGCGTGGAATAAACGGGCATAGAAACAGATGTAGTCATTACTTATCTTAAAGTCTCCACCTCTAGTTTCTATCTCATTGTGCCAACGAATACGATTGATTATCGCCCAATGCGAGTACTTTTTCCTACCACTATTGATAGCCTCTAGTGTGTATTGCTCAAACTTATCCCAAACTTGTGGGTTTTTTTTGTGCCAATTCCACCACTTTCTTTTTCGTTTATCCAACTTTTCTTGTAGCATATTTTTTAACATCTGTTTCCCTCCCAAGAAACCATTGACTGGTAAATATTTTTATCGCTGCTGGTTCAGGCTGCAAAAAAATATTATTTACGAGTCAATTTTTTTATCACCAATTCACATCTAGGATTTTCTTTTTCAATCCCACCATATTTGTAAACAACTTTTTTAATCTGTTTACTACTATCATCTTCTAAAATTCCCGCTTTAACTAAAGCATCGCAAGTAAACTTGTCAATAATAGAACAAGGATTACTCACATCTAATCTCCTTTTACTCTTTGCATAATAGGTATAAGTTAATACAACTGGCTCTTCGTATTTAGGATGACTAATCCTATCAACCAAATTGTCTGCATAAATCTTCTTGGCACTTGCTAGTGTTCTGTAATGAGCGTTGCGATAGTTATTTAAGTTAAGAATAAACTTTTTGTTCTTGGTGTAGTAAACCTCTAAAGGCAAGTCAATCTTCATCTAACAACTTATTAACTTGTTCTAATAACTCTTCTTCTGTTCCGTAAGCATCTTCAAATCTTTTCTTATATGGATGTCTGCTTATAGGTCTAAATCTATTGCCTTTACGATGATGTTCAAAGCAAAGAGGTAATACTTTAAAATGTGAATTAGCCTTTGTTTTACCTTCTATGTGGTGTATTTCAGCAGGTGTTATAAATCCATTAGTATTCCTACAAACAATGCAACCTAATTGGCTTACCTTGTTCATGTGTTCAACTTCTTTCTTTGTTGGTTTTCTTCCCTTTATGGACATTATTTTTCTTTTTCCCAAATATCTTTTCAAAGTTTTCGTTATACTTATCTTTGTCGTATGGTCTTTGTTTGCTACCTTTTGTCATGCTCCATACCTCTTTCTTTCTTCTCTAGCATTAACCATCTTAGTTCTCCATTCTTCAAACCCAACTTCTAATGATTTTAGTTCTACTTTGATAGCACTTAATTGACCTTTGGCAACTGCAATAGCTAACCTAGATTGATAAACCTCATCTTGATTTTCTGCGTAGTTATCTTGACCACTTGCAGTTTTAATGCCCTCAGATAGAGCAACAGCCTTACATAAGGCTATTACTCTTTTCTCATCTGCTTGTGATTTTAACAGTTCGTATTCAGCTTTCTGCATTAAAGGAGCTAAATCCCTTATCTTATTCTGCCAACTCTCTATCTGTTCATCCATTTACAAACTCCCTCTAAATAAATAAAACAATGCTTTTAATACCTTATCGGATAAATGTCTAAGATGTTTAGGTATTCTTCTTCTGTCTATTTTGCTCATATCTAATTCCAACCTTTAGGAACATGACCTTTAGGAAAAAAAACATCACTATCAATAGTAGGTTTAAAGCCTAATCTTTCTATTTGTTTGGCTTTATCTAACCAATACAAATATGTATTCTTGGCTTGTGTTTCTGTTGCTTCTCCATCTTGATAGATAATTTCATCTGACATTTCATGTGATAACTTTTTATATAACAAGTCTGCTTCTTGTTGTGTTTTAGGATTTATAAACATAATTTATTTTAACCTCCTATAAAATACTAAATGCTATTAAAACTAGAATTACTGCTATTGGTTTTAGCACATACCAATTAAGTCTAAACATAAAACTTGCATCCGCTTGTCGCTTAAATTCTTGTCTAAATAATTTCCATTCTTTTTTAAACTTACTCATTATTCAACCCCCATCTTGTTTTTAAAGTGTTCGTTTCTTTCATCTTCAATCTTCATAAACAAATAGTCCATTAGATTTTCATGTGCTGTAGTTCCAAAACCAGTATCTACTTTTTTGATTTGTTCCATCAAAGTCCTGTACGCAGACATGAACTCAAAAAATATATACTCGTCAATATTTTCTTCAATCTCTACAACGAAGTCTTTGCCGTAAGTATATTTATTACAGCTATTTTTGTATTCTACTTTTCCCTTGCTCATCTTTACCTCTCATAAATTTTTGTTTTTGTTCTATTTCTTTTATTAAAGCTACCTCCAAGTCTAGCTTTTTAACTTTTTTCATAGCATCTTGTAATGCTTTTCTAAACGCATCAGACATATCTTTACCTCCTCAAAATGGAATGTCATCATCAGTAAAGGTTTCAACATCATCTGCTTTGTCCTCTACTGGCTCTTCTTTAGGCTCTTCTTTCTTTTGTGGAATGTCTAATCTAGCATACTTGTATTCGTTGCCATTCTTAGAAGTTCTATTCCACAAAGCTACTCTTAGTTCTCCAGTACCGCCCTCTTTAACAATACTAACTAATTCTTTTAACATATCTCTACTAATCTCTACCTTTCCAGTCCAATCGGGTTGTTTGTCATTCTGTTTGTAGTTATTAGTGTAGATTGCTCCATCACTTTGGTTTTTGTTATCGTACATAATTATTCCTCCTTTAGGTTTGCTACGATTTGTTTAAGTTCTGCATCTAAATCCTCTTTCATCTTGGGAAAGTTATCCCTTAATGTTGCTAAGTCTTTAGTGTTAGTTTTATAGTAAGATGTCATAGCTTCTTTGGTTTTGTTGAGTTTTGCTAAGTCTAAGAAACTCTTAGTATATAACTCCGCCCACGCTTCCGTGCCATAACCTGCATCTGCTTCAACATCTTCTGTTGGTTTTTCTACTGGTTTAGATGTTTCTTCTACAACATTCTTTAACTCAGTAATAGGTTTTTTCTTAACAGGCTCTTTATCTGCACTAGGCACATCTTCTCCTGCATAGATATAATGACCAAGACCATACATGGCTAAACACTTAACCAAGCATCGCATCTTAGTATCATTAACTTGTCTTGAATTTGGGTTTTGTACTGCATTGTTCTTGTAGTCCATAACACTTAGTGTCATTTCTCTATTTAAGTTATCTATAGATACTCTACATCTAACTTCTGCTGTACCATCGGGGTATTTGACATAAGGCACATCGCCCTCGCCTTGATAGAATAAGTATTGTGCCTGTGGATAATGTTCTTGTAGAACACCCCACGCCCACGCCCAAGATAGATAAGATAAATTCATCTTCTTTTCTATTTTATCAGAACAATCTATCTTAGATAGGTTGTCCCATACTTCTTTATATGTAAGTTCTTTACTCATCGCTTTCTCCATAATAAAATTCATAGTCCCATTCATATTTAGGGTTATCTTCGTGTTGCCACATTAACTCATACTCTTTTTCAGCATAATCTCCTAAAGGCATACCTTGTTCTGTTTGTTCATCTAAAATAGGTTTAACTTCTTCCCAGTTATGTATGTAATAAATAGGTAGCCAATCTCCTATACACGAAAATATTTCCCATTCAATACCTTTCTTTGTGCCAATACCTAAATTAATAACATCTCTTCTATCCCATTCTTCTGTTAGCCAATAGATTAAATCTATTTTCAGTATCATCTTCTTTTTAATTGGTTTTAGTTTCAGTTCAGCCATTATTTGCTTCCTCCTTTACTGGAAACAGATAATCACAATGCCACTCTAAAGTATCGTAAGTAATACCCAATGTTGCATCATGTTTTCTTTCTGCATAATCTAAAACTTCCATGCACTCATCATCAGTCAAATCGGGTCTAATGTTTTTTATATCATCTATTTCCCAAATAATAACTATAGAATTGCTATCATCATAACCATATCCATAATTCTTTTTTTCTTTCACTATATTCCAAGCATCATCTAATTCTTTTTGTGCTTTTTTATCAGAAGATATACCCTCTTCTGCATAAAAAATCAAAGCATTTTCGATAACCTCAATAGCTTTTTTTACTTCAATATTCATTTGCTTTCCTCGTTATATTGATTACAAAATTCAGCCACATCACAATAGTTAGCACATCTAACGCACTCGCCTTTGGCTTCTACGACTTTCAGCAACTTACTATCTTTATGACCACCTATATACTCATCAGCTTCTTCTCTAGTATCAAGCACTCTAACAGCAGTCTTTCTACCTTTCTTTTCCACTCTATAAGTATCTTTTCTTCTCCACCTTTCTTCATCAGTACACAAAGGCAACTCATCATTGATGAGATACTGCACTTCTGCTTCTTGATGGATTGAAACTCTTTCTTCGATAAAGGCTTGTTGCTCTTCATCGCTCCATAAATCTATGTTTAAAACTGTGATTGGGGATGGCGGGTAATCCCCACCACTACGCAAGTACTGATTTCTGTTCCAGTCTCTCGCTATCGCAATAATATTTAACTGGTCAATAGTTTTTCCTGTGTTTTGCTTGTACAGATACGCATATATATTAAGCTGTTGTTCCCAATCTTTCTTGCCATCTTGCAAAGCAGACACGATAGACCAAGCAGAAGTTATCTTGTAATCTTTTAATATGTTGTTTTTAATATCTATGCTGTCTGTCTGACCGCTTATTGTCCAATCTTTTACTATTGCATACATTCTTTGTTCTGTAATAGTGTCCTCGTTCTCCTCGTTGGCTCTTTCTAATATAGTGTGGACTGATTGACCTAACAATTTCCATATCTCATCTGATATATCTATAGTTAATTCTTCGTAATGTTCTTGTGCCAACAATCTAATCCTTGGTGGTTGTAATAGACCAGTAGCAGATATGGTAGCTTTACCCCTACTGTAGCTATCATTATGTACCGCATTGATTATCTCTTGCGGTACATTGTGTTTATTGGTGTACTTCACTTCCTTTTATCTTTTCTTTTAGTCTAGCTATATCTACTTCCATACAGAAAACTGTGTCTTGCATTTGCTTTACCATTTCTTTACTTTCTTTTAGTATATTCTTTGCTTCTTTTAATCGCTGTTCTAAAGTTTGCATTTGACTTTTTACAATCTCCATATACCTACTCCATCTTCTAATTGCCTAACAGTAAATTTATAACTAGGGTTTTTGTGTGTAAACCTTAAACAGTAGTTTCTAATTATCTTTACCTCAGAAGCTATCTTAGACTTCGCTAGAGGGACTTTTATAGTCTGACCCTTGTTCATGTCCTCCAAAGGTAAATCATACTTTCTAGGCTTTCCTACTCCTTTTGGTACAGGTATGCCATCTTCTATTTTAAATTGCATTTATTGTCCTCCTTTTGGTAAAAAATTCAATTTAGCTGATAAGCCTTTTATGTAGTTAGCATCTACATTAAGCATACTACTTATATGTGCTAACTGTTGTGGTGTGATTTTGTCTAACAAGATTTGTAGTAGAAGTATTTCTTTTTCATCTAATGTTGTCATATGCTTTCCTAAAAAATGCTAGTTTTTTTTGGTTTGGGAATTGTAAAACTAGCAAAAAGCTGACCCGCAATGCTGTGTTTTGTTATTTATCGACATTGAAACACCCTCGCACATGAGGAAAAATCAGTCTAGTAAGGCGTTGTTCATATGAGCGTTTTTCTCAAACTGGATTTATACTTTAATAGCTATCCACTTTTCCGCTAACCTTACTGTGCAAAGCGTGTATTATCAACGAACCCTTGGCGTAATACATTCCAAGTTATCCCTATACTTTGCATTGACATCTACAAATTCATCACTATAAATAAAGTTGTTTGAACTTGTATTCAGTTGATGTCATATATAAGTGTAGATGATGTGTTGATAATGTCAAGAGTTTATTGTAATATATTTTTATGCAACAGACTGACTACATAAATTCAGATACAGACCAAAAAACTTTAGATGGTTTAGTAGTCAAACAAGCAGTAAGAGATGTAGCTAGTAAGCATCCAAAAATTTCTAGTGAAGCCTTATTATACTTTATGTCTGATGATTTTTCCAATTTGTGTAAGCGTAATGACATCAATTCTGATGGCATTTTCAATGCAATAAAGGAGTTAAATACTTATCCAATACTATCTAAGAAAAGACTTGCAGAAGATGTCTGCGATATGGTTGATGAGTATTTTGGTATATATAGTAGGTAGATACTTACTATATTTTAATATTAAGTAGTATCTACTACATAGTAAGTATATACATACTATAGGAGGTAAGAGATGTATGTCAATAGTGAAATGGATAAAAGAGATTTTTTAAGTCATGTAAATAATCAGCCAAGGACAAGCGGTATGAAACTTGGTCAACATAAAATATCTTGTCATGTATGCCAAAACCAAAGAAGTAAAAACAAACAAGACAAGCCTTTATCAGTAAACATAGAAGCTGATAAGGTTATATATCATTGTCATCATTGCGGTATCAATGGTTTAGTTTCAAGGAGAGAGGATTTTAAAATGAAAGTAGTAAAACAAGAAGTAAAAAAACCAGTAGAAGTTCCAGAAAATATATCTAATGGTAAAGCTAGTGATTGGTTGCAGGAAAGAGGTATAAGTATTACAGCCTCGGAGACAGCAGGGTGCATCCTGACGGAAAAAAAATATAAACCAGTCATAGGTTTTTCCTTCGTTAGCGATGGAGAGGTAGAAGCAGTTAAGTATAGAAGTGCAAATGGAAGCAAGAGTTTTTGGTGGGATGGGAACGCTCAAAAGTTGTGGGGTCAACAGGTTTATGATAGCAAATTGCCAACATTAAAAAGCACAATCATCATAACCGAGGGAGAAATGGACACACTAGCTATCAAAACAGCTTTTGAGGGTGTGATGAATGTAGATTGCTATTCTGTTCCCAATGGAGCTCCAAACAAGATTACTGATAACAAGATAGACCCAAGCGAAGATGGTAGATTTAAGTATGTATGGAATGATAGGGATAAGTTTGAGAATGTTGAAAGGATTATTCTTTGTACAGATGCAGATGAAAACGGAAACATACTAGCAGATGAATTAGCTAGAAGATTAAATAAAGCTAGATGTTATAGAGTAGATAACCTAGATTGTAAAGATGCTAATGATGTTCTATTAAAACATGGAGCAGAAAAGCTAAGAGATGTCGTGCTAAATGCCGAGCCAATACCTTTACATGGTTTAAATAACCTAGACCATTATGCAGATGAGTTTCAAAGTTTATATGATAAAGGTATGCCAAGCGGTGTATCTACAGGATATGCAAGTGTTGATGAGATATTTACTTTATCTACAGGCAATTTAGTTGTGTGTACTGGTCATGCGGGGGATGGTAAGTCAGCTTTCATAGACCAATTAGTGGTTAATGTTGCAAGGAACAACGGGTGGAAAACTTGTTTCTGTTCTTTTGAAAAACCAGTTCAGCTTCATGCAGTTCAGTTGTCTCAAATCCTTGTAGGTAAGCCATTCTTTGAGGGTACTAATATAAGAATGACCCAAGAAGAGAAAGACTTTGCGGAGACTTGGATAAGAGAACACATACTATTTCAAGACTATCAAGATGGCGGGTTGCCAACAATAGAAGCTATCTTAGAAAAGGGAGCAAGTGCAGTTATGAGATATGGCATAAGAGTATTAGTCATAGACCCATTTAACTTTATACATACTGAACATACTGGGTTAGAAACTGATATGGTCAGCGAAATGCTAACAAAAGTGCAGTTATTCGCAAAGCAACATGATGTATTGGTGTTCTTTGTCGCACATCCTACAAAGCCTTTCATTAGGGATGGCAAAAAGAATGTTTGTACTGGTGTTGATGTAGCTAAATCTTATGCTTGGTTTAGTAAAGCTGATACTGGATTGACTGTTTATAGAGGAGAAGAGGGAGTTGAGATACATAACTGGAAAGCTAGATGGGGTTGGCAAGGTAAGTTAGGAAGTGTTAATATGTCCTTTAATCCAGTAAATGGGAGATACGCAGAAATTGAAGAAGTTGATGATAACTTTGACTGGGAGTTCTGAAACATTACAGATTAATGATTTAGGCAGTCCTTATTTACATCTACGAAACCAAGTTGCAATAACTAGAATTGGTAAAAGCAAGGTTGGAAGAGCAATCGTGTTCGACCAACACATCATAGATAAATCTTATTTAGATAACAAACTAACAGCACAACAACATAATGTATGTAATCGCTACTTGGAATTAATATCAAAAAGCGGAGTTTTTCCACACAGTTCTGGAGATGGGAAAGAAATATTTACCAGTCATAGTTTTTTTAAGCCTTTGCCAAGGGCGGTTATGTTATCGAGAGTTCAAAAAAGAATAGTGAGTGAGTGTGGGCATGAGAGAGAGAAGATTTTTTGGCGAATAATGGTAGATAATCCTACTAAAATTAACAAAACCAAGGAGTTAGTAATGCAAGAATGTTCTAATGCACTACTAACATACTGGTATCTTAATCAGAAAAATCCTGTTTCCTTGTTTCAGCAATCCCTCGCAAACCAAGTTTAGTATCGTAGTTATCGCTATTGATAGTTCCGCTAAATATAGCTTTACCCTCTTGTTCAGCAGTATCTTCTTCTACACTAAGTCCTTTTTCATCTGCCAAACTATGTATCATATGAATAATTTGTTTGTTGAGTGAGCGACTTTCTTTCTTAGCTAGAGAATGTGCCAATTCATAGGTTTCTTCTGAACATCTAATGAATAGACTTTTCATGGTTATCATCCTTATAAATTATCTGCGGACTGTCTTGCACTTCTGCAATAGCAACACTTTCCCTACCTACTTGATAATACCTATTTTCTTCTAATTGCTTGATAGCACTTTCGATTAACCATTCGTTAGACATAATCAAAGGGTCATCTAAAAGAGATATGGCAAAAGCAAGAGCGTTTAGTTCAGTCTCAAATATCCATACGAAATGTCGCCATTTAGCACTAGATTTAGTTGAGTGAACATTACTTGGCTCGGGTATATCTAAGTGATATGTGTGTCTTATTACCGCATACATAAGCTACTATTATAATGCAAAATGCTATCAAAGTGAAATACATATTGTTCTACATGGAACATTTACCCTACTGCTGTATTATTTGCACCACAGGTTGTACAACACAGCCGTAGGATTTTATATAAATATTTACCAGTCTATTGTTTTACCGAAGGAGCTAGAAGGTTCTAGCTAAAAAAAAATATTTACCAGTAAATTTTTTTGATGGAACTGACAGGTGTGTAGTTTGCAACTATAAGGACAACTATCACTAGACTATCACTTAAAGACAAAAAAAAGGGAAGCAGTCTTTTCGACTGCCTCCCTACCTTGGAGGTAATATAGTAAATGAACTTACATTCTATATTTCATGTTGGTAATCACAATATAATATAAAAGATAGCATATTGCAAGAGTTATACACAACTTTTCCACAGACTTATCCACAGCCAAAAAACCAGTAAATATATATAATTTATAGCATATTGAATCATGTGTTCATGTCCTCAAATTTGACACCACGCAACACCAGAAAAAACAATATACCAGTAAATATTTTTTATTAGCACCTGCGATAGCTCCACCATATTCTCTTTTTTTAGACCAAAAAAAAAGGCGGGACACCACCTTTTACAGTAGCATCCCGCCTTAATTTATTTATATATCTTGCACTTCAACTTCTATTATTTGATTATCACTTGTAAATCCAAGATGTTTTGGAAAAGGTAAATTCATATCCGCCCTTTCTTTGTATAAAACATCTTGCACTTTGTGATTAATCGAAACCAAAGTATTAAAATATTTAACTAGAGCCATATCAATATCTGATTTCTCTTCTAGTTGCCTATCAATCTTCGTATAGATTTCGTTGCAAGTTCCTATGTTTACTTTCAAAGTAAATTCTAACAATTCCCTATTAGTCATTTTCAAATTCTCCAGTTATATCAACTTGACAATCATCGCCATACTTTGTGCCTTGAAAAACACCATAGACTTTGATTTGTTTGTCTATTTGATGATTTGTAAATCTATCATTAGACCAGTCAATAAGTTTTGATAAATTATTACAACTATTTTTAAAACCTCTAAAGACTTTCACTCTATTATAAGCATCACTTTCTTGATAAGAGTTCCTAACTTCATCATAAGTAAGTTTTACATTAGATGTAATTTGATAATGCCTAACATCTTGGGAATATTCCTCAATGTCATAAACATATTCTTTTTCATTTTTCATAATAATTACCCCTCCAAGGGCAGTTAAAATTAATAAAACTGTTTCATGCCTTTTGGCAATCATCAGTAGAAAATACGCATTTTCTATACAGTTTTGCAAAAATTGACTTCGTGAGACTTCGCCTATTGCAAATTTAAGAAGAGGGTAAGGGCATAAGATACCCCAAAAAACCCCCCTCTTAAATCAGCTCAAAAAATTACCATCTCCGAATCAGATGATAAAATATTTACCAGTCTATTATTTTCTAGGCTTTTTTCTTCCTTGGCTTAGGATAGATTTCAGAAGTTCCAAATAACAACTGTTTCTCTTCCGCAGTTCCAAAGTGAACAATAGCCTTAAATAATCTCTTGGCGATAGACTGAATACACAAATTCCTAAGTTCTCCAGTCTTGGTATATCGTGGTTGCAATCTAACAATTTCTTTAATCGTAGGTTGCTTTTCCTCATCCCTCCACAATGCCAACGCTTGGTTGTGAAGAGTAGCAAACATACCACTTTTAAATCCACAGAAAAGATTATCTTCTTTTAATACAGAATATCCTTTCAATGACATTCCTAAAATATCTAAATCAGAATATCTATATTTGCCTAGGCTAGTCCAATCAATCTCAAATTCATTCGATTGATTTTTACTAACGCAATCTTGCATAGCGGATTTCATTTTAGTATTGATATCAGAATTAGTCTTTAAGACTTTCTTAATAGTCTTGTTTATTGGTTTAGTTTTTTTAGTAAAAACATCAACAACATTAGCACTAATAACTGGCTTAGAATTAGAATTTAATCCAAGTTCATTAGCCATATCTTGCAAAAGTTTCCCTTTGCTTTCATGCTCTTTAAGTAATCCTTTGACTACCAACTTTTCTAAATCTTTTTCAGATTGAATAATGTCTGCTAAGACATAAAAAAGTTGTCTACCAACACCAATACCATATTTAGTCTCTAAGTTTTCTAACCAAAGTTTCGTTTCATCAGAAACTACAGTAGAAACTGGAGACCCCGTTTTTTTATTATGATTATTTTGCATAATAAATTGTCCCTCCAAGGACAGTTAAGGTTAAAATTCTGATTT